ATGAAAAACACAAAAAATGACAAAAACGCAAATCAACCAGTTCGTACCAGAAGAGACAACGGAGCAGGTTCAATTACCCTACGAAAAGACGGAAGATGGATGGGTTCAATTCAGTACGGATATAAAGCTGACGGTAAACCAAAGCGCATTACCGTCTACGGAAAAACACAGCAAGAAGTAAAGAGAAAACTAAGAGAGAAAAGTGAAGAGTTTGTTAAAAACGATGGCAATATCATATTAGCTAAATCAATTAAGGATTGGTTTTCAGAATGGTTGTATAAGGAATTAAAATACACTTTAAAACCGAAAAGTTTTGATGCAAAAGAAAGAACGATCAATAAATTTATTATTCCAAATTTTGGTTATATACAAATCAACCAGTTGACATCTAAAGATGTTCAAGCCCTTATAAACAAAATGGTAAAACAAGGGTATTCTTTATCCCAAATAGATAAAGTAAGATCAACAATAGTGCAAAAATATCGCTTAGGTATGCAAAATAATGAAGTAACAATAAACCCAGCACTAAATGTGAAATTGCCAGCATCATTAAAAGCCGAGGTAGAAACCAAACAAGTGTTAGCGTTGAGCGAAGAAGAAGTAAAAAAATTAACCGAACAGGCGTATAAAACATATCCTAATGGAACAAAAGTATACTCAAGAGGAGAATTTATTGTTTTCTTACTAAATACCGGATTAAGACTCGGAGAAGCAACCGCTTTAACATGGGACGATGTTGATTTTGATAACCATACAATTACTGTAAATAAAAGTTATGTTCAAGTGTTAAATCGGGACAAAAATAATATCAATCCGCAAACACAAAAACCTTATGCCTATACGATGATATTACAAAAGTCTCCGAAGACAACACGCAGTACAAGAGTTATACCACTAAACAAAGAAGCCCAGAGAGCTTTAAAAGGATTGTGGGATTGTAACAAAAAATACGAATTGGTATGTGCTAACGAGAAAGGCAAACCTAATGATTCATCCAACTTGAATAGAAGCTTAAAATATATGCTTAAGCAAGCAGGCATAAGCACCTCATACAGTGTTCATTCATTGCGTCACACCTTTGCCACACAGTTATTTCGTAATCATGTAGACATAGAAATAATTAGTCAATTATTAGGACACGCAGACACTACGACAACCTATAACACCTACATTCATGTTATTCAGGCAGAAAAAATTGAAGCAGTTGGTTCGTTGGATTTTGTGAAATAAAATACAAAAAAATAGGGGTAACTCGATTTGAGTTACCCCTAAAATTTTAAAAACTATGTGAAGGTCATTAACCCTCTCAATGCAAAACCTAATGGTTTTTGATACCTTATTTTGTTTCATCTCTGAGAACTTTACGCAGAGATTCTGCTCGTTTCTCAATAATGTTGTCAAAAATCATAACAATAACCTCTTGTAAATCATTTTGTATTAACAGCATCACCATTGGTGCTTAGCCGTTGCATATAATAGTTACATAATTCGATACCAATACGATTTCTGTATTTATCAACAAGACTGTTATTGAGATTATAAGCAAGAGTATTGCAGGCGTCTTGGATTACCTTTTGTGCATCAACTTTCTTACCAAGTGTTTTTAATAATTCATCTTCATCTACAATATGTTTTTTATAGGTTGCTATTGTAATTATCGCCTTAATATATTCTCCACTTGAATTACGAAGTGTTAGCAAGAAACACCCTATTGAACCTTTAAGATTTCCGTTTCCGTCAACTTGGTCTAAATTAGTAGTATAATAATGCCTATCGTTAAGTGCTTTTTGCTTGTCATTAAAGAATACATAAGGACGCCCTATGTCTAATAAATGAGCAAAAGTAGATTGTTTATTAGAAATAATGTGTGAAATCGAAGCCGAATATTCGTCAATGTTGTACCAAGTATCTTTATCGGTAAATGGGAAATTACAGATTAAATTCGTGTGTATTTCTGATTTAGCGAAACTATGAGTTTTGTCCTTTAGCAAAACACTAACACTGCGTGACAACTCATCTAATATATTTTGGATTTGACGACAAGGGTTAGTGTAAATCAACGGAGCGGTTTGTCTACCTCTTACTACATTTTCTATTTCATGAATCTGTGTGTGTAACTTGTGTTTACATATCGTGTCTACACTGGAATTCACTTCAAGAAGTAAATCCCGCTCTGCTGTAATCTTATCCAACTCTTCTTTATCTTTGGTATGTATTTCACAATAGCGATCTACCACAGATATGCCTAAATTGAGCAACAGTACGACTACAGTTAATATCCACCCCAAAACTGTAAGATACCGTCCTTTTGCACTATTCTCTGTTAGCCATCCGTTTCCAAAGAAAGCTAAAATTAAAGAGAACCATACGCCTGATAGTTTAACCAAAAACAAAGACACTATCCAATTATCTTCAACTGCTTGATGAACCTTTAATATTGCAGTACCTAATTTATTATTTTCCATTCCTCTTGTTTTCTCCCTTACGAGGACTAATCGTCATCAAAATGGAATATTCTCTTACCTTAATGTTTCGCTTAACATTAAGTTTTTCACTTATCGCATATTGATACATTGTCCTATTTGGTTTTGCAACCATATCTTTAACACCCATAATTATCCTCCAAAAAACCAATCCTGACACCTCTCATTTTACAATTTTTTACAATATATGTCAATGGGTTTATTACATAAATGTATCATAACACATTTATTTCAAAAAATATTTTATTTTATGTCAAATATATTTAAAAGGATTATTTTAATCCCATTTGATTTCATTTTTATACTTAGATATTCTATCTAATATCCATTGTTTTTTATGGTGAGACTGATTGTTAAAATCCTTAACTTTATTTTTATCTACCTCAAAAGGCTGACTTATCGGTACTGCAAGCACTGACATTTTTAACATCCTTTCTAAAAAAACAAAATTGGCGTTTATAACCATTGGTACGCCATAAACCAACTCACCTCTTTATCTTCCTCCATGTTGGTCAACCATAGTCTTATCTTCGCTCGCTGTCCAATTATTTTGAGTCGCTGGCATCGTGCTACGACCAAGAATCTAAGCCATTTTATCTGTATTCTACAGAAAGGAAATTGCGTTCGCATTCCTGACATCTCAAGGTAGATGTTACCACTATACAAATCTGCCCAAGAACGAGGACTTGGATTTATTCAAGTCCTCGTTAAGCTATATTAGCGAGTTCCAAAGGAAACCTCGAAACCCTTTAAACAACATCGCTACAATGTTATTATAGCATTATGGGCTGACACTAAATGTCATAATTGCCTGTGAGTCCTCAGATTATCACAGGGCGATCACTAATACATTATACTCCCACAAGCTCGAAAAACATTGTAGGAATACCAAGACCGTGCACCCTAAAGTATCACAGTACGAACCTATGTGTTATCTTTTGGTGTATCATCCAAGTGCCTTTTTAGCGTTGGCGATTTTGGTGTCTTTTGCTCTAATACCGTCATTGATAAGATGATAGACAGCATTGACTGTCTTTTCACCAACAATACCGTCAACTGTAAGACCTGCGACTTTCTGTACCTCTTTAACCGCCTTTAAAGTGCCAGCACCGAAACCGTTTGAGTTGTCAACCTTTGTCTTGATGACGCCCATATTATAGAGCGTAATCAACTGTTTCTTAAATGCAAGTATTGCTGTATTATGTAAACCGTATTTAATCATTTCCTCATCCTCCTCTGATTTTGATTTGATAATGTTTTTATTAATGATAACATCGGTATCAACATTACCGCTGATACCGCTGATTCTGCCGTTATCGGCGTTCTGCCATATATCGCAAGACTTGGATGGGTTGGATGACCACTGTGCAAGCCAAATACTGTACTTACTCCTGAGCCTTTCATAATCAAGGTGATTGTTGAGCCAGTTAAGATTACTGTACACTCCTGCACGATATCCGCCTGATTTGACAGCATCACAAAAAGCAATTGCAATGTTTGTCAGAGCAGACATACCGAGCCTTGTCTGACCGCTCTCTTCAAGGTCATAATATACAGGCAATTCAAGCGTTTTACCCTTAATGCACGCAAGGCATACCTTAGCCTCCTGCTTTGCTTCTGCGACAGAGTAAGCGTAAGAGTACCAATATACTCCGACCGCAAGACCTGCCTTTTTAGCGTTCCTGTAATGCGTTTCAAATTCAGAGTCCTTCTGATAGGTTTCCTTACCGAATCCTGCACGGATAATCACAGCATCAATACCGCTGTTTTTGACTTTGTTATAGTCAACTGCTGTCTGACAATAGCTGACATCAATAGCAGTAACTTTCATAATTACTCCTCACTTTCTGTAAAGGATTTTTCCAAATCAATACCTTCCATAACTGCTCTTGCTTCAAGTACAGCGATATAATCTGTCATTGCTGTAATCTGCATATTGTATGTACTGCGTGGACAAGTCGGTATAAATGCTAACTCGTTCTTGTCCCAATTATCAAGCATTTTCTTCAATCCCTTATAACGGATTATCAATTGCTGATATTCAGCTATAAATCTTTCCTTGTAGTCCTTACTCACCATGCCGTTAATTGTTTCTGATAAAATCATAATAATTATTCCTCGCTTTCATCTGTTTTAAACTACAAAGCACCCGCCTCTTAATTGAGATGGGTGCTAATTTTATGTATTGTATTTAATTACTTGGGCTCGCCATAAGTCATAGCCTGTTCACTATCTGATATACCCTTAGTGGTATGATCGACTACAACACCAAGCACGGCAAGCAAAGTAAATACGGTATTCACAACTGCCGTAAGGTTGTTACCAAGCTCACCAAAATTAAGCTCAAAACCAAACACTTTAGCCACCGCCTGAATAAGCAGAAGTGCCGCAGGAATAAGTGCAAGCCAAAATGTTTTATTTTTAAATCTCACTGTCCAGTTAATCATATAACCAACTCCTTTAAATATTCTTTTCTGGCAAATGTAATGCCAGTTTATATCTATCAGTGCAATATGTGTCTCCGCCAAGATTGTGATACTCTTTATACAGGTCAATCAAATCGAGTTTTTGGATTGAGGTGATACTATTCTTTGCAAGACACTCGTCACACAACTCTAAGATACTATTTCTTAAACCTGCCTTCACTGCTTCAGCTAATTTAACCGACATATCCCACTTCTCTGTGTCAAGAGCAATATGAGACTCTAACATTTCTTCAATTTTGTTAAGTTTCTCTATTGTGTCATTAGTATTATTTGTATTTCGCACCCAACCGATTATTTTACGGCGTAGAGGTGTGACTATTGCAGTCAACACTGTCAGTATAGCAGTAGCACAACCAAAGCATACACTAATAGTCTTAATGATTTCAATTATTTCATTACTCATTCAATCACCACATTGATTATTACTCCTTTGTTTGTATTATTTTTTCAAGTGCTGCAACTCTTGCCTCAAGATTGCCTTTTAAGACTTTATTGCGATTAGCAAGAGATACAGTGCATTGCATATCAATTGTTTTGTTCGCTGCAAGCTTCACTCGTAAATATGTAATAGGTTTAGTTACACCATCTACAATCAGTGACTTGGAAGTCTTGTTTAACGCTAACTCCAGAGATGTATCAATTATGTTATAAGACGAATCTGCGAAAGTAATTGTCACATCTGATGAAACTGGTGTAATATTATCTATATAGAAATTATATGTACCGCCTTTCAATTCCAATGAATCGAGCTTAACATAGACGAAAGACTTGCCACTGGTGTATGCTGTATCGCATTTAATACTCAATGTATTGTCTGTTGCTACGACACTAAAGTGAGTATTGGTTTGGCTTGTGTATGTACCATTAGTACACGATAAAATATTTGGAGCATCCTCTAACACATCTGATACATTAGCTTTTGGCGCACCAAAATCACTATCTAACAAATCGTACATTCTAAACAATTTATTATAATCGTCTGTAAGATTATTGGTGTACAGCATATGATTAGGCTTAACATATGTTGTTGAACCAATATCGAGAGTATTACCACTATTTGTCAAGCCAAAGTATTGATTATTTGCAGTTTGTACCTCATTTTCAGTTGTACCATATTTATAATTAACATTAGATAAAGATAATTTATTAATTGCCGAAATCATACTTGCATCCAATGTAATTGCAGATGCGCCACGATAATGTCCTATTTGACAGTTGTCAAAAATGATAGACTGATATTGATAAGTCAATCCTGCTGCATACCCTGATCTTAACGGACTTGTCACATTTTCAATTGTACAATTTCGTGCAATAACACTGCACGGTTCATTGGTATAATATGTGCCTGTTACAGACAGTCTCTGATTAAGCACAATACCATTGCCAATGTATTTGTCTCCATGAGTAGATGTTTCGGTTTTATCTGCTCCATAAAGTTTACAGTTATCAATATAATTGGTGCCGTTATCCCAATCAAGAGTTACACAACTTGCATACTTATTGTGTATTGTTGAGTCTCTAAGTGTCATCTTGCCGTATTGTGCTTCAATTGCCGCACCCCAACCATCAATATCAATGTAACAATTATCAATGTTGGTGTATCTTGTACTTACTTTAATACCTCTTTTTGCACAGTCAGTAATTGTGCAGTTGGATACAGTAATATAGCTATCACCACTACAGTCAGCAGAAGGTCTTTGAATTAAATAAATACCATCTCCATCAGGCTCTTTGTTGCCAACTTTGTATCCATTAATGTTGCTAATTTGAGAATTGCTGATATATCCGTGTTGACTAAACTCACCATTAACACTTGACACTCCTATACCGACTGCGTGAATGAATGTATCCTCAGATACAGTACCAGCCTTAATGTCAGATACAATAACATTATTGATATTAAACTGAGAACAGTCTCTAATTAAATTAATGCCAGCAGCAAATGAAGATGCTTTGTTTCCTGCACCCTTAATGGTTGCATTTGTGATATTACTGTTGTGACAACCAATTAATGTAATACACTGAGACACTTTGTGCTGTCCATCGAAACAACCCCCGATAATTGTTAAATTATTACAATTAGTAAACTTAAAAAACGAACCTTGCACAGTCGTTTCAGCAGCGTCTGTCGAATTAGTAGCTCGATTGTAAAATACAAAATTAGCATTATCACAAATAATGGTCAAGTTATCAATATTAGACAAAGCAATACCATTACACTTATAAGTACCTGCTGGAAAATAAAGACATCTTTTGCTTAACGAAGCTGTCGGTATTTTCGATAAGCTTGTCACTACTCCTGAATTGCTAACACCATACGTAGTTGCACTCAATAGTGACAAATTATTGTTACTCCAAAAATTATTTAGGAGATATGCAATGCTTGGATAATTCTTAGCCATGTCCGTAATATCAGAGTTCTCCAAAATCTTCAAATCCTTGTTTTCAGGATTGATATTAGAATATTTGGATATCAAGGTTAACAACGCACTAAACTGTTCACTTGCTTCAATGACACGACCACTGGTTGACTTGTTAATAGTGAGATTAATACCGCTAATTTTCAAAACCTTATTATCAATGGTGATATTAAGTTCACCTACACCCACACCTGCATAAGCAGTCATAGAGGGTTTAACTTCAAATTCAACAACACCTCGCTTAGCATCTATAATTGTTGCGTCAACAATTTCTTCAGAACCACGAGGGAGAGTTATTGTGTATGTAACCGCCGAACCAGTTAAGTCAATTGCTCCTTTATCATCCACGACCATAAGGCGAGGATATTTGATACCACCCTCGCCTTGTGTTACAGTAAAAAACTTGTTGTTGTCTTTCCAAGCGTGTACTGTATATATTTTATTGTAGGTTTTCATTATTCTCCTCCTTATCACTTCGTTAATAGATACATTGTATTTTCATAAATAGAAACATTACTTGTACACTATAACGAATAATTTGGCTTTAAAACCCTCCTTTTAAAACTCTTTAAATTCGCTGTTATTCCATTTAATTATTTAAAATTTCCTGTACCTGCGCCCTGATTCTTTCAGGAACATCGTCAATAGTTTTGAACCCCTTGCGGATTAATTCTGCGTAAATTTTTGCCATTTATGTCATCCCTTCGTATATTTCGCAAAGCGCAAGCTGAGTGTCGGTAAGCTGTGATTCGAGTGTTGTGTTCCTCTCATCAATCAGCTTAATGTACTCGTCTTTTGTGTAGCGTACCTGATTATATTCATACTCGGTATCGGTATAACTTCCATTTTCTAACTGCACCTCAACCTTTCCAATGTCGGTATTTACCCACACCGAACATTCATCAATTTCTACTTCATCAGGCTTTATAGTGCTTCTTACCGTTCCATAATCAATCATAACTATTTCTCCCCTTATACTTTAGCAGTCGGAACATACAGCAAACGACCGCCAGCACCCCGACTACGGTCACCAACAGTACCATTGGCAATCTGATAAAAGCTGCCCGCATAATCGCCACTACGACAACCACCGCCCAATTGGGCAATACGGTAACCGTTCAAATTTGGTGCAATATAGACGAAATCACCAACAGGCAACGCACTTGTTCCGCCGATTTCTGACGGCATAAACAGCCAATCATATTCCTCTGAGCCATAGCCCATAGCTTTTATAAAACCATTTGCATTTGAGAGTGTAAATCCAACAGGTTTATAATTATCGGTCTTTTTACTTTCGGAAAAATTAAAATCGTCAGCAATATACGGTTGACCGCCACACATAGAGCCGTCACCCCAAATATTAATACCGTTGATGTGCTTAGAGATATTACCCCAAGGATTTTCAACACCCCTGTATGTAACGGAAACTTTTCCGTTTTCTGTATAAGCTGTTTGAGTGCCTCCGATTTCGTTGACCGTTGATGTTGCCTGTCCTGTGCCATTTCCGAGGTCAGCAGTCGAACCAGTCAGGCTTGAACAGTTATATGCCGTGTTACCAGTGATGCTAACAACACCCTGTCCGACGCCCGTCTGCGAGTTCATTTTTGCAAGTTCAATCATCATAAGAAGTTGATTTGCACTTGCTGCTTTAATTGTTTCAAGATGCCAGCCCGCACCCCTGTTCTGTGCCATCGTTTCAAGATGTACTTTATTAAGAGGTTTTTTCAATCCTGATATTGGTTTCTTTCCTGCAACCGAACAGAGTAAATCTCCCGCTTCAATTGTTGTATCGGTGTCAACATTATCGTTGACATAAGCTTTAGCGGAAACGTCATACATACTTCCTTCATCAGCTGAAAAAAGGATGTAATTAATCGCATTGCCGTTTGCATCATAGAATGCAGGGTGCAGCTTAAAACCTGTCTTTGGTTTTGAACTCACATAGTAGTTCACTTTACGCAGATGATATCCAATGCCCGAATCCGAATTTTTCTCCAACTTTAGCGGAACGACTTTGTAATAAAATGCCGGCTGATAAACCATTACCTGACCATTACTGCCGTCTTCTGCATAATTTTCATCACCGTAATATGCCGTGATTGTTCCGTCGTCCAAAACATTACATCTTCTTCTGCCGCCGTACATTGTAAATTTATTAAAGTCTGCACCTTGTGAAAGATTGACCGCTCCTGCAAGCCGTTTGAAAGTTTTATTTTCGTAGTCGACACAAAGTCCTACTATGTCTTCGTCGGTGTAGCCGATATATGCCTTAATATCCGCAACCTCGTTTGATAAGTCAGCTCCGTCTTTTCCGTCATCTCCGACAACCTTTCCGAGATTTGCAGATGTGCCATTGGAATAGGTAAGTATCAGTTCGCCCGAATTATTGATTTCGGCATTAGTTATCCCGATACCATTCTTACCATCAGTACCGTTTTGACCGTCTTTACCATCAGCACCGACAACTACACCAAGGTTTGAACGCTGTCCGTTTGAGTATGTAAGAACCAACTCACCGTTTGAATTGATTTCAGAATTTGTAACACTGATGCCGTCAGTACCGTTCATCCCGACAACCTTGTCAAGATTAACAGTTTTTCCGTCTGAAAAGTTTAGTACAAGCTGACCGTCAGAATTGATACTTGCATTTGTAATGCCAACACCGTCAATACCATTTGTACCGTCAAGACCATCTTTGCCTACGATTTTGCCAAGATTTGTTGAATCTCCATTCGAGTATGTAATCACAAGCTCTCCACTTGTATTAACTTCGGATTTGGCAACACCTACACCATCGTTTCCGTTCACGCCATTTGTGCCTTGTGACGGTTTATTTGTATCTGTTTCGCCAATGAACCAATTGCCGTTATCACCAATATGCGGAGTAATTCCGTCAGCACCCGAAACACCATCTTGTCCTTTTAGTTCACCATTGTTGAATTTCTGCTGAAAAGTTTCGCCATCTGCAAACGAAATATCATTGGCAGTATAGATTTGCTTGATGTTTAAATCTTCAAGTGACTTATCTCCGTTAAGTTCAACACCATTGATAGAAGGTCTGTTGTTCAAATGCGCATAATCACCGTCAAACTCTTTAAGTGTTCGCCAAATAGTGTTACCGTCATTATCTATAGACAACACTTGTCCGACAACACCGTTTGTAGTCGGTTTAGAGATAAAATTTTCTAAGATGTTAAAATCATCAGTGCTTTCAATCTTGGTGTCATCTGGTGCAAAAGACACCTTAAAATTAACGCCTGAAAATCTTACATTACCTTCAGGAAACTGTAATTCTACAATACCTTTTAGCACACCTTCAGCCGTTGTCATCTGTAAATACAAAGGTAAATAAATCAGACCTTTATCTTTATCTACTCTGCATTCAACACCTACTTTATGCTCATCTGGTTTTAATCCATAATAGGTGGCAAGCGTACATTCTGAAAGGTCGATATCAGCACCGTGATTTTTAATCTCAATTTCAAACTCAGTCACACCGTGTTCTCTTTGTGTGATTGGTTCAAGAACCTTATTAATATAAGCACAGTCAATGCTTAAATGTCTAATAATCATATAATCACCACCTATTATTCTGTAAAATTAAATGTTGTATTTTTAACACTTGTTTGTGAAATCGTATTGAAACAATCAATAAATCTCTTCTTGAGAGGCTTGGCAGAATAGTTTGTGTTAAATGTCAAACTAAAATCTGAAACATCGTCATAATTTATATGAATTGAAAGCAAAATAGGGTACTGCCAATCACCATCTTTTACTTCAAGAGATAGTGCTGTGCCAAGTGTTAAATCTGCAATATTATCCTTCATTTCGGGGATTGCTAATATGTTCGCTGATTCAATCTCAAACTCATAACACTGCTTACTGAGATAATTGTCATGATCAGATTTAGCTTGAGCCATCACATCTTGCAATGTTGTTATAATATCATTAGCGGAATAGGTATCACTAAATACAACATTGTCATTTGTCCAATCTCCTTCAGTAATGTAGTTTTGAAGTTCCAAAATTTCAGCAGGGGAGAGGATTGTTACAATACCGTCTTTGTTTGCTTGCAATGCCGTCTTGTAGTTTAGTGTAAACTTTTTAGCTACTGTTTGCATCTCATTATAACATGTATTGTATTTGGTTACTGCGTTATCATAATCATTTTTTGTATTCCAATATGTCTCTGCTGCCGAATACAATTTTGTATATAAAGATTTGGAGTAATAGCAATCGTAATTGATATAATCGTATGGTGGGTTTCTCATTCCGCTCGGAATACGCACATAGTCATCCACAAGCACTTGATAAGCATAACGCAACTCTCCACTTGAAGAGTTAGGGAGTGGTTTGTCACTAAACCCATATTTGTCTATTAGATGTGTATTAATTGTATCTGCGACTGTTAAGTATGTTGTTAAAGCTTTTGATACTTTAGAAGCTTGCTTTATTTTCTTTTTATTGCACTCAATCAATAATGCCCCTTTATTAGCATATTTTACAGACTGTTTTTCAATGTTTGTTTGCCACACCGTAAGAGCTTCTTTTAAAGTTCTATTTTTAGCATCATCAGCCACATAATCTAATTGATTTTCAATATTACTAAAATTGTATAATATATTATTTCCCGTAGGGTTAATTAATCCTAATCCATATTGATCATTAGATGTATGCACTCTTAAAGCACTAATACATCTATCGTCAGTTGTGTGAATATTCGTATTTTTAATTGCATTTTGCCATGTTAATATCGTCTTAGAATGAGTACCCAAATATTTGTTATCAGTGTCATAATACCGCCGCTCTTCCGTCTCTATGTTTCCATCTATTATATTAATTGTCATATTTTCTGAATCAAAAACGAAATAGCATTGGTATGACGAAGCGATATCATTATTTAAAAAAGTATAAACATTTGCATTATCAACATCGTCAAGTGTTCTATACCTAACACACACTGCTTGAGAAACATATCCTATTTTCCACTGTGGGAGATAATCAAGTATTTGATTTAATAATCCTCGGACAAACTTTTGTTTATGTCTTGTGTTACCATAACAATCGTAATACCAACTATCACTGGTAACAAGGTCGTTAATATGATCAGGTACAAATAGCGGCAATGTACTATTTGACAAAGAAAACGCTCTTTTTGATAAAGTTATTTCATAAGATTGAGCTGTTACTTTTAGCACAACATTACTTCCGTTATCATTTATTTCTTCCGTATTAGTAATAACCCACCATACATTTCGTATGCCATAGTTTTTGTTTTTATTTGTTTCAAAGTGTGTACACAGTCTTTCTCTTGAAAAAATTTGCACCCAAGAGGCATTGGGAATATATGTAAGATAAGTATTGTTGTTATATGTTGCTTGGCTACATACAAGACTTATTCGGATATATCCTTCATCGATAGTATCAGTATTGTTTTCAATGTTACCCTCGCTATCATTTACTGTAAAATCTACACATCTTCGGAATGGTTTTTTCGATGATTCATAATAATAATTATCATCAGATTTAAGCCAACTATCTGCGTTAGCTTCCTTATAGTAATGAATTTTAAACGAGTATCGCAAAGTGTCACCGTTAAAACATTTTGTAGCAATGACATCTCCTTTATGGACGGGTATAAAACTTTTACAGGCTAAATACTGGTAAGTATACCATCCTTGCTTGTACAAGTCTAAGCTTTCTGAATAATCTTCAAATATCCCATCATTAATAGTGCCACCCCACACCCACTCGTAACCGTATGTAGTGCCGATATCAAAAAGCATAGTTTCATTTTTAATATTGAAATTGTTAATTGCTGTATTAACATCAAACGATAACTCATAATCTTTTCGTGTGCCTCCGCCTTTTAAATTATACAGATAATCTGCATAATAACTTTCTCCTGTAAATTTAAAATACTCAGTTGAATCATTGAGATACAAAAGCATATCAGGCTTTAGATTATCATAATTAGGATTGTCTATCCAACTGTTGGTACGAGTGTCATAAACTTTTTTAGGCACTTCAAAACTCATTTCCGAAGCTGTTCCGAAATTATAATCAGCAGTCCAATTATGTATATTCTTGACATAGCCAAGTGAGGTCTTTTTATTCTGTCTATACAACACCATATCGGGAGTCTCTTGTGCGTAATTTCGTGTTTGCATATTAAATACCACCCAGCCTGTGTAATGTCGTGTACTTTAAAACTAAGCTTTTATCGGGATCGAAAACATCGTAAGCATAGTTATGTTTAGCGTCAGTTTTATCTGCGGATTTAATGTATAAATAAATCTGATTTTGACCATTGCCAAGCCAAAATAAAGATACATAATCGAGATTATCTTTAATAACTCCGTTGTATTGAATGAATGGGGGAGTGAGTGAATGAAAAGTTTTTTCATTAGGTTCTTTCATTGTTACCATTCCATATTTAGTATCCAGTTCATATACGGCATCTTTATTTGTATGATAATTCACATTCGCATCGAAAACGAACATAGACTTATTAAGTTTATTTCCGACATATACTCTATAATTCGATAATGTGTAATCTATTTGATGTTCTGTCCAGTTGTGTCCGATTTTTAAATCAATAATAGGACAAATTTTGTTATTGATGGGTTGTCCTTCAATATCAATTGTAGTTTCAAAAGATAATGTTTGCCCTGTATTTGACGGTTTAGTTGCAACCCCTTTAAACTCAACTTCATTGTCCTGATACCAAAATCCACTATCATTTTGTACCTTACAACGCAAACCTCTATAGCCTCGTGCATCGGTAATATCACTGTCAGGAATAAATAATGCGTTGAGGTAATAGTCGGATGTTTCGTTTTGCAAATAAAGTCGTTTCCAACCGTCTTGTCCGAATAACCAATTTTTAATTTCAATCATTATTTCGGCTGGAATATTATCTTCTGGACTAATAATTTCAACTGAAAATTCAAGTGGATGTTCAGCATAATTAAGATTGTATAAAAGCTGTTGTGCATTATGGGGGAGAGCCACAGTAGTGGGTTCATATTCGCCTCCACTTGCAAACTCATTACTATCGTCACTTATAAAGGCTAAAATTAAATTATAATCACCTGAGTATATATCATTATATGTAAAATAACAATCTCTATACAACCAAAACACCTCCTTAATAAAAACATAGATAAATATATAATCTTACTTGTAAAAATAAAAATATTATGGTAAAATAAAACAAAAAGGGAGTGAAGAATAATGAATGCAAATAACACTAAAAACAATAGTGGAAAACTGATTGCCGTTGGCGTTATAGTGGGCATAATACTGTTACTTTCATTGATTGGCTCAAATTGTTCATCAACTTGTATTGAAGATGGATGCAACCGACCAAGAGCTAATAACAGTTATTGGTGTACTTATCATGAATCAATACATTATTTAGCTCACGAAATGGAACAATCTAAGTAACACAAAAGGCTGTCGGTTGACAGCCTTTCTTTTAATTTTGCAATAAAAAAGAGAAGATGAAATTCCATCTTCTCTTACAATATTTTACTATTTAGTTTTAAAATAATTAATCTACTGGCGAGTCATATCGCTTGCATAACTTAGGGTAAACTTCCAACATAAATGTGTTAAATAATTCAAATAGATGTTCTATTGGTTTATAATATTCATCAACCTTTTCTTTAATATCATGAAAACTTGAATTTATACCCTTATTATTTCGTAATCCAGCCATAAGTGTAGGAAATGTTACTAACCATCTGCGATTATCTTCATACTCACGCCACACTGTAATAATTTGTTTATATGTAAATTGCTGCAAGTGCATACTTAAAGTACGCCTTATTACAATGCTAAAAAAATCCGCAGTGTCGTAATAGGCACGAAAAATATGCCCCAATGCTTTATCTAAATTATCTTCAATGTTTTTATCGGTACTATTTTTACCAGCAATACCGTCATAATAATCTTTATAAGCTCTCGTAATATGATCCAATGAATCTTTTTGCTCTTTAATAGGTTGAACAAATGTACATAACTCATTATCATACTCTTCAGACAATATACATAACTCTTTTTGCTTATTATATACATAATTATACTTTTCCCAAAAAGTATAAAATATATTTTGATAATCAGTCATAATCTACCCCTACTTATGGAAACACAATTTCATCAGCTTCTGCTTTGACATTGTTTTCATTTTTGATGTATCCCTGATTCATACGGACAGAACCACGAATTCTGTTATTGCATACATCTGTGTCTAGCTCATACTTGTATGATTTTTCTTGAGATGAATGTATTTCATATTTGATTTGCTTTTGTTTTTTGATAGCAGATATTAACTGTCCTAACGAATGCAATACAGCTAAAAGTCCAACAATTCCAGATAAGATTAAAAAGAAATATTCCATAATATGCCTCCGTGTATTAATTGATAGTAGCTAGACTACAAAACTGTAACACACCTACGACTATCACACTTGCCAATGATATAATATTTATCCACATAGCTATATTTTGATTAAAATAACGATACCATCCGTCACTAAATACAGCCATAGTATATAATGCTAACAGGATGGTCATCATACCTAATAAATATATCCTTAAACCTTTACCACCTTTAGCTCCATCGACTAAAAGTATTTCTACTAGTAACAATGTAACAATGCTAAAAATAGAGAAAAATATATCTTTGTCTGAAAATATGGATACAAAACTAATTTCTTCTGCATGACCATGCAACACTAAATTCATTGTTTTAAATAGTATGGGAATAGAACTAACCAATATACCAATAAACCAAATGGAAATATTTTTTTCAAAAGCTCTTAATTGTTTTCGTCTTATGTTGTTATTATGTATAGAAAATATCTCAATCCGTCCCATATCTTAGTACCTGTGTCTATGTTTTTAAATGTAACTATTAATAGTCTATTGCAAAACCACACACTTGTCAAGTGAAATTTGACTGTTTTGATAACAATTTTGTTAAAACCTTGCTCAAATTACTATTTTGTAACTATATAGACAATAATGATAACAATACTGTGAACGAATATATAGATATATGACAATGTTGTCAAACCGAAGAACAATATGCAGCTTCTCGGTTTGACAAAAACTATTACAAGTGCCTATTATTAACAGTATAAGACATAAGTTTTTTGATAGTGTTATTCATAATCTTTTCGGATTCTTTGTGCAGTGCATTAACAGTAGCCTGAGTAGCATCACCCTGCACATTAATGTTGATGGCAGGGGAAACAACAGTTGATTTATTGTTCACAACATTCGGTGTTATTTCAGAGCCAAATTTCTGTACAAAATAATCAGTTGGAGATGATGCAAATTCAAACAATTCATTTGTCATAGCTTTGCTAAATACAGGGTTGCCTTGTGGTAAGATTATATATCTGCCATTACCAAGAGATGTAGGGATAAGTTCTGAACCGATGCCCTCTTCATCAACAATAGACAAACCACCTTTGGCTGATTTTGTACCAGAAGCATACGCTTTCATTTTAGACCATAAAGAACCTGCCGGTAGTGCTCTTCCGCCATACCAATCTTTACTAATCCGACTTATGAAATATGTTTCGGCATCCTCTTTGTTAGTTAGGTTGGTTTTATACACTTTACCGTTATAGGTAATTTTATACCCATGACCTGTTATACTCGATGGTTGTACTTTAACCGAATCAATCTTTGCTTTAGTAACCTGTGCAGAATTACCCAACTCGTCAATTTTTTGCTTCAAACTATCAATTCGAGAAGTGTAGTTATCAATGCTTCCTGTCACATTAGCAATAGCAGAGTCTACATCGTAGATACGAGATTGTAGCGTATTCATCAAATCCATAACATTGAGCTGTGCAGTGCCATATTCATAAAGAGCACTTTGAGCCGACTGCCACATATGGTTAAACTCAGCCTCTGTGGTTGTAGTGTAATTTTGACAATACCACAACAGATTATTATACAATGTGCCATTGTCATTGTCAATCATATTACATGCAGCTCTGTGCAAAGACACCTCGTTGTTTAAGAAATCTTGAATAGTTTGGATTTCATCATCATAATGCTTATCTGTCTCTTCTTTCAGTTTATCCAAAGCCTCTTTGCGAGTCTCATACTGATAGTCTGATAGATAATCATATAAGTCTTCTCTTGACTCAACCAAATCATCAACATTTTCTTTGTGAGCTTTTTTACCTGCGGAACTATCGTCCAGTCCAGTAATAGCAGCAGACAATGCGTTTGAAGCAACAGCGTTTTCTTTCTCTTTGAGCTGTTTGTTGAAATCAGCTTCTTCTTTTTCTTTGTCAAGAAGTTCCTGTTTCTTTTCAATAAGCTCATCAATTTTATCTTTGCGTTCTTGTAACGCATCTATTTCGTTCTGCTTAGTTTGCTTAATGTATTTTTCTGTCCAATCGACTAAATCTTCAATTGCAGATAAAGCGTCTTCATAGCCATCCTTACTATCTTCTAATGCCTGCTTTTTATTTTCTAAAGCCTCTTTAGTTTTTTCTAAAGCCTTTTCCTCGTTTTCAAGTGCCTTTTTATGTTTTTCTGTAGCGGATGTGACTTCATTAGTAGTAGTTGATAAATCGCTTAGTGAAGACTCATAGTAGTCTATTAAAGCCGCCTTTTTACGCCAAGCACTTTCTGCTGTAATTACAGCTTGTTGATATAGGTCGCCTGTGCCTTGCTCTGCATCTTTTGCCGCCGCTGTTGCGTAAGCTTCTTGCCACTTAGCATCTGCTAAATTTAATGCCGACTCAGTTGCACCCTGTTGATTTTTCTTTAAATACTCAAGCACTTGAGTTTCGTTTTCTAATTGGTTTACTTCGTCCAAAGACGCTTGCAAATAAGAAACCTTAAGCTTTTCCAATTGAGCCTTTGCCAATTCTCTGAACTTATTAGAAGTTAAATCTAATTCGCCTTGCTCATTGATAAGCATATCAATGTACGAACTATCTAATGACAATAAAGATTGAAGTGTAGAAAAGGAGAGTGTTCCGTTTTCGCTATACTCAGAAATAGCCGACTTAACGGTATTGAAAGCCGAAAAAGTTGACTCTAAGGATTTATTAGCATCTTCGGTTGAAATCTTAAACGAGAACCCATTCGATGCTTCTGCTTTGATTTTCTCTACTAATTTTTGAACATCTTTTAAACTGTTTAACGCAGTATCGCTGTTGTATATCTGTTTAATGGTACTAAAATCAAGCGTAGATAAATATTTATTAACATCTTCACTTAACTGAATTTTCTCTTTAGAGTCTTTTCTAATATTTGTACCCGGAATAAACCCGCCTTGCAGATTGCCAGCTACACGCTTTGTAATATTCGCAATTGCTTTATTAATATCCACATCGTCAGCAATTTCTACATCAGAAAACAACATTTTTACAAAAAGTTCTCTTGTATTGGCGTTCATTCCATCAATACCAGACAAAGCATTGATAACTTTATTATTAAGATCTTTAAAACCTGAGACATCTATTTTCCCGCTTTTAATATCATCTATTTGGGCTTGTACCTCGTCCAGCGTATTGGTTAATTCTGGATTATTAAACGCTTTAACAATACTTGATACAGTTTGCTTAACTGATTCTAAATTATCTGCTGTGCTCGCTTCAGGATCAATAAGCTTACTGTAGAAGTTATCCCATGTGGCACTATTTATATATTGTTCAATAAGAGCTTGACTTTTACTGTCTAATGTGCTAAACTGTCCATCAGTATAGTGAATATATGCATCAAGTACAGGCTTAAAGCTGTTGTTTACCAAATCGTTAATTTGACGATTTAAAACTGCCTTGTAGTTTTGAATTGACGAGATGGCAGTTGATATGTCTTTATCTTCGATTTTATAAACTGCCTCTCTTTTATCGTAATAGAGGATATCTTCAATACCGGCACCTTCAATAATAGTGTCCAAATTGTGCATATCTGCCCATATCGAATCCATATCTTTTTTATTAGATTGTAGTTTTTTTACAATTCCGTCAATATTCTTGAGTTGGGTGATATAGGTTTTATCATTCCCACCAAATATTCCCTGATTCGTGGCAATATTCTCTAACGCTTTGCCGAAAGTATCCTGCTCTTTAGATACAACAGTTTCGTAATAAGCATTCTTTTCATCAGTCATTGCCTTATTAAGAGCTTCAACATTATCCTTGCATTTTAAAATAGCATTACCTTGAGCATCATAACTTTCCACCAAGTCTGGATACATCTGTGCAATCTCATTAGAAAGTTCAATATATCTCTCATACTGAGTAGAGGTTAAAGAGATATTTTCCCCATACGAATTAACACCATCAGCTAATTCGTAATATTCATTTTTAATTTTGTTTACAGATGTTGAATGAGATGTATAAGCGTCTTTTTTGTCGTTAATCTCTGTTGCGATCTTTTCAAGGTCTGATAGGTTGTTTTCGGCTCTGTTGGTGTAGTTATCAAGCGCTTCAAAACCAAAAGAAATTGCAGTCATTACACCTTGTATAATAAGCATATTACCAATACCTGCGGCAATATTCTTTAACGAAGAGCCTAATGAAGATAGTTTGCCTTTAATGCCTGAAAAGGCACCAGACATTGATTTAGCATTTTTACTTAAGAGATTTTCTGATTCGGCATAATCTGTGTTGTATTTTATGCCTTTTAATAATTCTTGGTTTAAATCTTTAGTAGCTTCTGCAAATTTTGACTGCTTGAGTATATCTGCTTCATTAGCAGTTACTTTATTTCTTAAAACCTTGTCATCTAAGCTTTCGGCGTAGGCTTTATATTCTTCATATTTGTCAGTAGCTGTTTTGGTCTCCTGCTGCACCCTTTTTTTATTGGCAGTAGTAAACCATCCAATATGTTTATTTTGATTCTCGTCTAAATAAGTTTGGAGTATCTTATCTTTAGACCTATGTTAAAAAGAAGGTTTTTATATGTATGAATTATCAATATGCCCAGTATGTGGGCTAATCTATTTTCCAGCACCTATATCTGACAAAACATGCCAGTGCTCTTGGGTAGGTTTTCTTAAAAGACCTCGTAAGTTGTTTTTTGAAGTGTCAGACCAAATGCTTCGAGAACGCTCCCAAAAGAGACAAGAAAATATGTCAATGGGTATTTATGAATTTGATTACCGTTATTGGTATGAAAAACTCTTTAAAGATTGTCCTAAATATGACAACAACCTATTCAAAAAACACCTACAAAACAATAAGCAGTGGGATTTGTGTTTAAAACAGCGACTTGATGAACAAGCCTCTCGACCAACTGTTAAATGTCCATATTGCGGTTCTCTGCGTACTACTAAAATTTCAACAAGTAGTAGAGTAGCTTCATCTCTCACACTCGGCTTAGCAAGCAACAAAATAGGTAAGAACTACCAATGTAATGATTGCAAAGCCACCTTCTAATTAATAATTTGAGCAGTGTTTTATGATACTGCTCTTTTTGTTTGTTTATAAAACTTTTCTTTTATATGATAGTCACTGTTGTCTCAGTGTCGATTTGGACTATACAATTTAAGGTCATTTCATATCGTTGAAACTACCTCAAGAGGCTTATAGTCTCTGAACCTCCGCTTATGCGGCTGGATGCTGATTATGGCTTATTACGGCGGTTAGCTTTTGACATACGCCGAACAATAACTTGTTTCTGACTTTCGTCTCCATATGGCATATTGTTCATCACCATTTCCCAGAACGGCTATCATTCCGTTTGCAGTTTAACCTCTCATTTAACGACATACATCACCATTTTTTGATTATAGCACGATTACGCTACTTTCTCAAAATAGATAGGCATACTCCTAAAACCCGTCAATTTGGGTTTACCCTTGTCGCTTCCCATTAATCCTGACAAAACGCCAGATATGGAAAGAGTACCAATGTTTGCTCCAAGATGAGAGAGCAATTCATTAGCTTGTGTTAAAAATCCTAACAATCCAGAGCCAGTATCAACTACGCCTTTAACAATATCACTTGAGACTGTTGTTGTTGATAATTCCTGCCACTGTGCCTGAAATTGTTTTACTTTACCTTCGATACTATCTATGTACTTTTCGTGTTCCTTTAATGCAGAACCATCTGAGTTCTCAGAAGTATCTAATGAATTGATTGCTGTACCAATGTTTTGAATTACAGCAGAAGCGTAGTTAGACCTATTCTTACCGGCAATAAGCTCAAGTAATGGTGCTTTATTTGTATCAGCCAAGTCATCCCATACAAGAGCGATATCTTTAAGAATATCATAGGTGCTACGGAATGCACCATTGTCCATAATATCCACGCCTGAAGATGAAGAAGTTTTTGTTAAAGCTTTGATTTTGTCTTGAAGCTCAGAAGTTGTTGTACACATTCCTTCCGTATCTTCTCCAGCCTTTTCAAGCTCTACCGACATACCTCTTAATCTCATAGCAAGTACTTTAAGCGCATTGCCTGATTCGTCTGCACTCTGCGTAACTTCGGTCATTGCGGTCAGCAACGCAATGGTTTCATCAAGGCTATTACCCGCAACAGCCATAGATGCGGCTGAGTTCTTCAAGCCTTCGCCTAAATCACCTGATGAAACAGCGTAATTATTCATTCTGTTACTATCTACAAATTAAGTAGATTTGACCACTATAAATAGTGGCGACTAAGTAGTTTCCTCTTAGTTCTCGCATTTCGTTGTTAGATTATAGTGCGAGTTCGGACTGGATCTTCTCCATGCCTGCAAACACAGGTTTAGGATTTAGCTCAACCTACAATGTCACCAGTGTAGGTATTACAGTCTCTACGGATTCTTTATAATTGGATAGATTTTAATGTGTTATTGGTTAATAATTCATATCTGCATGAGTGAAATATGGATAAGTTGTTATATCACTTGTATTAAAAAGTTCTTTTTTCATAAACCTCCGATGTATTTTTATCTATCCTATAAAGTCTTTCCTCGGTCTTAACCATCACTGGCTTTTAACCGATATAGCTATTTTCCTTTAGATATATTTCTATACCTTTGAGCAATATATTTTTACTCACCTCATTAAGTTTATCGACAATGCTTTGTGCCGATGAAGCTTCCATATTAAAAGCTTTTAATATGGAAATAATGTCACTACTTGCTTCGCCAACACCATCCAAATCGTCACCGACATTAGCATATATGGTTGCTACCTCTGCCAATTGCGTTGAGTCAGGTATATCATAACCCATACGAGCAAAATCAGCGGTACTTGTAACAAAGTCACTAATAGTAGTACCCAGCTCTTTTGCTTTGCCAGTTGCCGTAGTTAAATATTTGTCATATGTCGAGTCAGTGCTGTCTGTAACTTTCTTAAGCTCCACCATAGCAGTGTCTAACTCGGTCACAATGTGTATCATGTCTTGAACAGTAGCAATAGCTTTATTCATAGACGAAGTGATAAAATTCCACGAACCATATTTAAGATAGTTCTTTGCAAGTGTGCGTAGAGCGGTTGAGCCCATCAATCCAGCAGACTCGGCAGAAGTCTTAATATTTGCAAGCTGCGACTGGAAAGATTTAAGCTGTTGGTCACTGACTTTTGCAGCATCTGATGTTTTATCTAAAATGGTTTCAATTTGTCCAGCGTATGCTTGAGCAGCTTTAGGATTACTACTCGCAAATTTCATAACCTGCAAACGCAGTGTTTCTACTGCTTTGCTACTTGCGATTGTACTTTTATTTGCGGTTTTTAAACTCTGACTCCATTTGGTTTCAAATTTATGTAAAGCAGCATTATTTCCAAGCTTACCAGTTACTTGATTTGTAGCGGTTATTTCTTCGTTAAGTAATTGAAATTTTTGGAGGTAGTCACTAAGTTCGTTTTTTAGATTGTCAGGAATATTGTGTCCGTTAAGTAAAGATGTTGTTTGCTGACGCAAAGCTCGCATATTAGCCAAATATTTATCCAACTGACTATTATTAATAACCTCGCCTGAGTCATTTAAAATATCATAGTGATATCCTTGCGCTTTGCCAGTTGCGTTGGCAGTATTGAGCTTCTCTTTAATATTATTAATCCTACTTTGAAACTTGTCTATAAAAGAATCATCTGCGCCGTTCCATACACCATTTTCAAGTAGTTTTTCACATTCTTGGCGTATATCTTCCAAGTCTGCTTTCGCTTCTTGTAATTGCCCTTCGGGGATAAACGCTACATTTTTACTGCGGTTTTGAATGTCATCATATACTGTATCAATATCACTACGAATCTTTTCTATTTCAGAACGGTTGTTGTTTACAGTATTAGAGATAGAGGTTGATAACGCTTGCGCCTCTGTCGCAAAAGACGAAAGAAGTTCTTTCGGTACATCTTCTCCATTATTCCACATATCACCAATAATATCTTTTTTAGATATGAGGGTTGTAAGTTGAGACCACGCAGTACGATATTCAGACACAGTTAGCAAGTTTTTGCTTTGCTCTTGCGTTAATTGATTAGTCGTTTGTGATACAAGAGCTTCTGCGTCTTGAAACTCCTTTAAGGCAGCAGTGCTTTCTGTAATAACAGCCAATTGACTTTGTAACTCGGAAGCGGATATTTCATTTGTACGACCAGTAGGAGATACTACATGACTCCCTGTATCAATAAGCTCCTGTAATTTTGCTTTAGTTTTGTCTATAGACTCAGCACTAATTACACTATTTGAATTATGACTCTCAAGGATGGCATATAAGGATTGGGCAGTTTGAATAATATTATTAATTTCATTAACACTCTGTCTGCCTTCTGTATTGATTGCAGTCACATCTTGCGATAATTTTACAACCTTTTGGCTCAAATTGTCTAAATCAGCGACAGGAATTTCCAACCCTTGAGATAATGACTGTTCTAACTGTCTTCCTTCAGAAGCCAAACTTCTTGACACCGTAAGAAATTTCTCAATATCTTGTGTATTTAAAAACTGATATCCTTGTTTTTGAAGGTTTAAACCGCCAATAATGCTTTGGATTCTGCTCTGAATCTGAGATAGCTCTTTTGCAGTTTGCTGATAATTTGTCACATCGGCTGTCGTCCGATTACTATTGTTGTTCTTGTTATATTGACTACGAGATGCTTTGACTGTATTTCCAGTAACACCAACCGAAATACTACCAATTGCTTTTTCAATGTCTTTCCTCAAAGACTTCATTGCGTTACTACAGTCAAACTTTTTGATTGTAACTACTGGAATTTTTGGAGGGTTTTTAAGAGATTTTTCAAATAGTGTCTGAACGCTCTTTTTTAATTGGTCTTTGGCTTGCTTGCTCTGATCGGCTTCTATATTATATATTTTAATACCGTCAATAGCTTTAGCTAATTCTCCAACACTCTTTTTGAAAATTTTCTTGTCTTCGTTTCTTGTTCCAGCTACTACTTGGACGGAAATACCAAAAATATCGTTTTCATTTGCCACACATACCACCACCTTATTTCAACTTTGCTATAATTTTTGTTGTAATACTTTTTTTGAAGTCTGAATTGTTTAGTTCTGCTCTCGTTGACGCTATAGGATTACGAACCCCCATAAAAGCATATTTTTTGGCATCATATCCGATAGCTCTCCATAAGTCAGAGGTATAACTATATCTCTTTCTGGTATATCCATTCCGACCATATCCTGCTATCCAACGAATCAATGCGCCCGATGTAGTGGTTGGCACTTGATGAGTAATAACTGAGCGGTTTGGTGTTGCTACAGAAGTTATGATAATCTTATTGCTCTCTTGGGACACATCTTGAATTTGGGAGCTGCTTCCTAAGCCATTCACACTACGCCTTACATAAGTTGTAGGAGTATATGTATCATAAATATCTGCTTTGATATTTTTTCTTAATTTGTCTTTAATATCTTGAGCAATATCGGTTTTTAAAACCTGAGAAGCCGCCTTGTTAATTGCTTTGACAAATGTGTCATACGAATTGAAAGTCTTGATACCACCAGCCCCTTATTTAGCAGAAGGGAAGAGGGGGAGTGGACTGTTGCTTGGCTTATCTTCTTCCTCTTTGATAATGTGATTTACCATATCCATCATCTTATCGAGGTCTACCTTATCGCCAATAGACGATATGTTTTCAGTTAATGCTTTAAACTGATTCATAATTAATGCAGTTTCATAGGTCTTTTCGGAAATTTCCTTTTTCTGCATATATTCAATTCTCTTCTGAACACCTTCATATATTAACGCCAATTCTTTTTGATTGATTTTACTTTTAACAAACTCTGCAACACCTGTTTCTGTTACAAAAGAATACATTTTTTCAAAAACAGTAGGAATTGCAAAATTTGCATACTCTCTAAGAATCTGCATGTCAATCAATGTAGATGTGATTTCGGGAAGGTATCTATTTTCTGATATATCAAATACAGTTTCCGCTACTGTACTACAGATATTTGAAAGGCGTACTGCTCCGATAGTATGTTTAATTCTTAAAGAGATGTGTTCTATTTCTTCAGGCTTTTTATCATCTGTTGTTGCTGAATGAAATACATAATCATAAAACTTTGGCTCATTTTTTTCTGCGTAATAAATTTTTCCAAAAGTCATTACTGGAATTTCTTTATAATCCTTTTTTTTATTTGTGCTTTTTTTCATATATAAAATCCTTTCATTCCTTGTGCTGTATATTAATGTTATGTACAGCGTAATCTCCGATACAGATAGCATCCGAAATGTTATCGTTATCGGTATCAATGTCATATTTATTCTTTACATACTGTAATGATAGTATTTTGCTTCGTTTTTTCGCTTTGTTATCGTTAGGAATAGTTGCAGTGATTTTTGCTTTAATTTCTTTACTTGTCCTGCCTCTTGCGTTGCAATAATTTTGCCACACAGAGGGCGATACGAGTTGGTATAAATAATGTTTTTTTTCACAGAGGTTAATCAATACGCCTTGTAACTGTGCCAAATTTTTAAATACTGATACATTAGCTCTCAAATTAATATCTTCAAGAAATACAACTGAAATCTTTCTCTTTGTAATAAGTTGACTAATATACTTTTCAATCTCACAAACAGCCTCTGAAAATGTGTATTTACCATTAGGAAAACTAAAACTGCCATAGTCTACAAGCTTTTGTTTTTCGTAGTCATATATCGCCCAACCACCGTTGCGAGCCTGATCAACCGCTAAAATTCGCATTTTATTTACCCCCTAAAAAGAATAGGGAAGATAAGGGAGAAAAATCCCATCTTCCCTATAAGAACATCATTTCTGACTACTATTATCTTCGTCAGTTTTCTTTGTAATTGCTGTTTTTCCTCGCTTTGCGGTTGCTACTCCATTGCCAATAACATTACCCTTAATAAGTACATCCCTTATTTCTGGCATCATGGATTGTGTAGCCTCTTTACTAATCTGTGCAAACTGTTCTTTGAGTTCTTTCGGAGAAGTACCGAGACGCATATCCTGTATAATCGAGTAAATTTGATAGTGTTCTGGCGTATCGGCAACTGCCCTCCATCCACCATATTTAGAACAGTTCACACAAGCTTCATATTCTTTACCACAAATGAGGCACTTTCTGATAGCCATAATTATGCCTCAGCTTCGTCTTCGGGAATAACTACATAGAACTGTTCTTTATCTTTAGAACAATAGTTAGTCATACCTTCAAATTCGATAGGCTGTGTGCCGTCTGGTTTAATTTCGAGTGAAAAATTGTTGGAAAGCTTTGCTCTTTCAAATACAATAATTGTATAAATCTTTGTTGATGGATCACAAACATCATGACAAATACTATCAAGAACAAAAGTACCAGCCTTAGAAAAGTTATCACTTGAGTTGGTAATCTTAACCGCATTCTCCATCTCACACTTATAGATAACAATAAATGTCATAGGAGAACCGTCTTCTCTCTTAACAGGGATATCATCACCAAGAGTGATAGTTTTACCAGCAATAGTGAAGTTTGTTTTATTTGTTGCAAGGTCACTCGCTGTGACTGCAAATTTCTCACCAAGACCGCCCTCTGTAGTAAGCGCCCAAATAGCTGTTACAGGACTTGTCGTGAGAGGAGTCCAGTTGAGTGTAATTGTTTTAGCAGTAGGGTTTGCCTCAAGAACATCTACCTTCTTAGTTACAACCTTCTTATCAGCAGTACCAACTTCTTTCTTTGTACCTAACTGGTCAGCAAACACACCAAGATTAATAACAGAGTTAGATGCTGTAAATTTTGAAGTCTTAGTTCTGTCAAATGAACCAATTGTTGCACCGACATTATCTGTAGAATTTACTGCTTCGCCACCGCACTCAAGTGTGCCATCTTTAATCTGATTAGCTGTCCACTCAATATCGCCTGAACTAATATCCTGCTTTGTAAGACGAGTAACCCTGTCAAGTACAAGATTGTCAATATTATACATAATAAATCCTCCTTATAAAATAAAAAGCACTCCCTCTTGAGTGCTACAAATTACGCATCCAATTAAGAATGCTTTTATTGCTTATTTTCTTTAAATCAACACAGCCACTATAGTACCCAGTCATAATGTTTTCATAGTCATTTATTGCGTTAATACGATCAGCGGCGTCCATTAAAACATAAATAGGCAAACTCCAAACCGTTGAATAACTATATTTAAAATTTGCGTGATTAGTCAACGCAGAAACAATAGGGAGTAGGGTTGACTGTGCTTTCTGGTGCTCTTTCCGAGCGTATTTTTTGTTATCCCTATCTTCATCTACCATGAACCTTTTGGTGGTTGTGTTTCCACCTTTCTCTTCGTGCTTTTTTAATCTGTGAATTTTTCGTATGTAATTAACTATAATTTCGTAAACAAACCTATCAATAATTAACTGAGTGTTAATATCGATTAATTTAATATCTTGAGAAGTATTATCTTTAACCAGTACCATTCTTTGTAAATTAATATCCTCTTCAAAAAGCAGTGACAAAATATCACTATCTATGGATTTGTAAATTAAAGTAAAAAAATCAAAATCATCTACTTCATCCCACCATAAATTAAAACCATCATATAATTCTGATTTGTAATCAGAAGGTGTTGCACAAATTTTACCTATTTCTGCAAAATATTGTTTCTCACCAATGTCACATATATCATCAAGTGTTGGTTGTTTTAGAGTTAGGCAAGCAGAAATTTTAATAGGTTTGCCTCGATATAGCGTCATCTCGTCTATATCTAAAAAATCAATTGCCTTACTTCTCATAATTTGCTTCCTATGCGATTATGGTCTTGTAAGGTATATTCTAATACTTGTCCGTAATAATCCTGTATGGGGTTAAATTCGTTAGCCGATACGAGTTCTAATCGTCCAAAACCAACATCTGTCATACCATTAATTTCTTCATCAATATATCCTGCAAGCAAATCAGTACGAACGCCCTGTAACATATCCATTAACTGCTCGTGTGCAAATATATAAATCATTAAAGATGTCGTTTTTACAGCCGACGAACTGACTTGTGTTACCCCTGATTGCATTGTCACAAATACACTTTGTTCCTCTATAGTTTCAGGAACATAAGGAAACAGTTTGATAAACGATTTGGCTGGGCTTTGACTTCCTTTAGCTACATCTACGAAACTATCTTCATTATCCGTGTCTATACATATTAAATTCACAATATTCTGATTGTTTAAGCAACGCTTTTTAATCAATTGTTTAAGAAGTGTCATACCTGTAAAACTATTATGCTTAACATCTTGCATTACGACCACCCCTTAATCACAAATTCTTTTTCTGTCGATAAATTGTATAATGAAGACATAACTCTTAGCGTAACTCTTTTTCCAATAAATGAATATTTAAGCGGAACATAAAGCGTTAAGGTATGATTGTCGGCACTTGGCTTAATTGATACGTAATCTTCACCATCCTCTAAAGAGTATTCGTACCCATTTGAGTTCTGAATAATATCACCTTGCTTATCAACTATACTAAACGATAGTTCACAATCTTCGTCTATATACAAAACCCCGTCATTACATCCCTCAATACGAATAGCATATGGCTGAGAAGTTGGAATATCTGTATCGTCTTTGCTTGAGTTGTTAATCAAGGTGTAATAATCAGCAACCATTAATTCAGTATTATCATTGGTAGATCTGTTACATTCTTTTAAACCAAAAGTATATACACCTTTACCATTATAAAGCCCCGGCAGTCGGTCAGGTTTTGTGATCTGATATGCCAGTATATTCTGTTGTGCATCAACATCATCAACCAAAAATCTTTGCCCTCTGTATAACTCTTTAGTTTCACTATCCTTAGCTATAATAAGGTTTAAACGGTTGTCACCAACAGTAATTTCTTTAGTTTCTCTTTCACCAGACGAATTGCGGTCATTGTTGGTAATAATACAATGCCTTTCAATTATGTCACCATTGTTGTTAATCCATTTGAGTGTGTAGTTACATTGCTGTATTTTTGCTCTTGTGTATAACTCATCCTGTACATCATGCGATATAATCAACCAATAATTATCTTGCCATTCTACCAGAGAGCCTCTTTCAAACTTTTCGTTAGGGAGAGAGAGTAAATTCTTAATATCATCTCCGTTATCGCTCCTCGTAATGACAGCTTCTCTTTCTTCACCGTTTATTGTTACAGTTACATAAGACAAGTTCTTATTTCGTAATAATTCAGTTTGTCGCTGCTGCACACGCTCTATCATTTGCTGTCGTTTAGTTTGAGGCAACGAAACATGCTCATTCATATACTCATTCCATAAAGACACAGTTATCACCTTCAATTCTATATTTAAGCTTTTCGCATAGAGTAATCATTTTGAAAATATTTCGTCTCACATCTTCAACGCTACTGACATAAATATTTTGTTCGTAATAGCTTAATATAGCAAGAATACGCATAATCACAGCGTCATACCCTGTGTCTTTAATAAGCATATCAAACCCTTTTAACTCTTTAATAATATCTGAGATATGAGTATCTATAAATTCAGAGTTTTGCTCTTTTAAGGGTAGAATTTTAAATATCTGATTAATTAAACACGATAGATAATGCAAATATATTTGTTTGTTCATATATGTAAATCCGTTAAGTCTCCGTGTTCAAAAGAGTAATTATTTCCTCTGTTTTTGAAACATGTTTCAGCCTCTTTGTATGCTGTTCTTACACGGTTTAAAATTTCCGCAGGCGAATACCCACTGTAATCTGTTGTGTTAAGTGTGTTTTCCAAGTTGTCTGCGTTATTTGCATATGGCTTAAACCACTGTGCAACCATACCTTCGGTAATAATGTCTACAATTTCGTCTACATCTTCAGTGCTAAAATTCTCTAAAAATGTTCTTGTTGTATCATCTCTATTGTAAAGATTATAACCACACTTTCTATTGAAAGAAGCACATGCTCGCTTTAAGTATCCATCACATACTCTTGTTTTTTCTTTATCGCTAAGATGAGGATCTAAAAACTTCCACTCTTTTACTTTATCCAGAAAGACTCTGATAAAATCATCATAAGAGACTATCATCGGAAACCTCCTTATCTATCGACTAATTTGACACCAAGACTCTCTTCTAATGCCGTAATAACCGAAAGTGAATCGATTTCGTGATTTGCTACTGCATTGCGTGCTTTGTAACATACTGACATCCTCTGAGAGCGGTTTAATTTTGAAACAATTGCTTTAATCTCGTCGGAAGTTTTGTCAAACAATGTATCGAAGTCTTCAACTGTGAGTGCATTGGTGTAATATTTTTCAGCATTAAGTACCTCAAGAACTAAAGTGTCCTCAAATAAAAACCAATTATTAGAAAAGAAGGCTTTATCTGTGGAATAGATTGACTTTACATCTGCAAATGTCAAATCCTGAACATCACCGAACTCTTCCCATATAAATTCTTCGTGAGTTCTTCTGTTCTGCGCAATAAGTTTACCCTGAAAGCCGTTAATTACAGGAATAATAGCTTCAGGTGGAAGTGTTTTTCTTAATTTAATATGCTGATTTTCCAGAACATCCATATTTGCAGATGTTTTTGTTTTTGTCTTGGTTGTTCTGCGTGTTGTTGTAACTGCTGTTGCCATTTGATTTATCCTTTCCTTCATTGAAACGGGCGTAGTTAAAACTACGCCCGAATATCAGTATCATTAGTTAGTAAAAGTATATCTACCAATACCAGTATTTGCGCCACCTGAAAGCACAATGCCAATACCATACTTTTCACCATAAAGGTACTCGTATGTAAGGTCGGCATTTTCTGTCGGGTTGCCAAGAATAATTGTTGATACACCCTCGTATACAACCTTGATAGGCTTATCATCGCCTGCAACGATATTGAGAGTCTTATCGTCAAATACAAAATCAGTAGTGCCAATCTTGTGTCTCTGCGGAGTTGCAAGCACATTAGAACCATAATACTTACCATAATAACCGTTATTGTAAATATCGCTCTGTGAGTCCTTGCCCTGTACACTTGGAGCAATCTTACGAAGACCAGCCTTTGTACCTGAAATTGTTGCTGTCTTACCGCCAGCAGCAGCCTCTACATGTGCAATTGTGTCAAGAAGAGTATCTTCGCTATATGTACCCGCAACAGGGAAGAAGGCTGTACCGCCAAAATCGTCTGCTGTAGCAGATGCCCATACCTTGTAGATATCATCAAGAATCTTCTGACTAAAGGATTCACTTACTCTTGCAATAAGTGTATTAAAATCCACTGTGCCATTAAGCACTCTCTGAAGCTCCTCATAGATTTTTACCATTTTGAGAGTTGTATCAATTGTTACAGTATTATAACCGCCAAATCTCTGTCTTCTAACGCCCTGTGTGCCATCTGCAACCTCAGCAACCTGATAGAGAATAGAATCCTGTACTTCAAATGCGTTTACATCACCGGCTGCAATATTTCTAAACTCAACAAAGTTGTTAAAGAAATCACTCTTCTGAAGACCTTCTACTACAGTGCGAGAAAGAATTTCCTCTACAATTGAGAAGAGCTGACCGCACTTACCGTCTCTAATTCTCTTGTAGTCAAGCTTGGTTGAACCACCATTAGCTTCAACAAGAGACTTTCTAAGAACTTCCATTGAGTCCTTATTTGAATACTTACCAACTTCACCGTGATATGCGTCAACAGCAAGCTGAACAATGCTATTATTATCTGCCATAATACAATCCTCCCTTACTGTACTTCAATTGTATAGAGTGTGTATCTCTTATACTTTGTTTCGTCAACAATTTTGCCAATCTGTGTTGATGCGGCTGTTGCAGTTTCAACAACCTTCATCTTTGTGCCTGCCTGCACTTCTACTGCGTCACCCTTCTTCGGTGTACCATCAAGAGCTTCCGCAGAAACGCTAAAAGTATCACCTGTATGGAAACGGAAACCTCTAAGAGTTTTACCAGCTTCGTTTGTGTATTTTTCAAGGTTTGTATCTGATTTAAGTACAGCCTTCTTGTCCTCCTCTACAGTTGTAACAATAGCAAGCTGAGCTCGTGGAGAATTTGCTGCGGGAGTTGTTGCCTTATAAATCTGCTTTTCACCTGCCATAAGTTCACCCACAAGTACAATATTGCCGTTATCAATTGCTGTAGCTGCACTACCAGAACCCATATATTTCATTGAAACAATAAGTGAACCATCTGTGGTTGCACTAACATTATCGCTGTTATACACAGCATGCTTTACATCAGCCATATAAATGCCTCCTCTATTTAATCTTTGGGTTTAATGCCAAACTTGGCAAAAAGACCGCCGTAATCATTTGTGTCATCAATAATACTATTCTTATCTGCTACGCCACCTACATTTTTATCAATACCAAATGCCAGAGGCTTGTCTGTTTTCTTAGAAAAACTCATGCCGTTTTTGCCCATAATTGCATAACATTTCTCTTCAATATCAGAAATGTTCATACCTTCATGCTCGGCTTTCAATGTCTCGTATTCATTAACCCCTGCCAAATTACTGAACTTTGCAAACACAGCGTCTTCCTGTGCCTTACGCTCTTCTGCTTCTTTTGCTTTCTTATACTCTTCCAGTTCAGTCTTTTCTGCAGTAATACTTGCAAGACTTGCTTCATACTGTTCTTTGTTTGCTTTGAGTGTCGAATAAAACTGAGATTTTACCTCGTCTACCATATTAAACACCGCAGACTCAATCTCTTTGTCGCCCTCTACATAATCAACAATGGCATACTTTTTTCTCTTTGCTGTAGATTCGTCTACCACAACATCGTCACCCTTAAGTTCATAGTTAAAGCCAACGAGCTGTCTGTTTTCGCAATCTGCGTAATATACCTCTTTAGACTCACTGTCGTAGTCCACAAACCAATACTTGCGCACTTCATAGAATGAATCATCATCGAGGGTAATCTTTGTTTTCTTATCATCCATTGCATGGATTAATTTCTGACAAACATCAGACTCCAAAGCAAACTTTCTGCTTTCAAGCTCAGATGTTAAATCCTCGATAGAAATATTTTCAATATCCAAATCACTTACATCTACTGCATAACTTTTAATCAGCTCTTGTTTCTTATCCATAATATCTCCTCCTTTCTTCTGTGTGCTCTTACTTATTTCTGAGAGCATAGCTTTATAATCCTTCATCATCTCGCTATATTTGTCATGAGTGCCACTTTGAGAATACATTTCAACACATGCTCCTTCAAAACAAGGCTCAACATCTTCGCCTAAAACACAAAAAGCCTCAAATTCAAAATCGTTGATCTGATATACTCCATGCTCGTCCATTTCACCATCTATAATAGAAATCTCCATTGACTCAGATGCACTGCTTTCGGAAAGTAATTTATACACACCTTCTTGCCTTGTCCATAAATAAGCTTCAACACACAGATATTCATGAGTACCACCGCTATCTTCAATGGATTCCCACCAATACTTTGCAGATTCAGGCACTACTCCGATAGGTTCTGTTAAATTAACCAATTCTGTTTCTGTGTCTGTGGTGACTATCTCAACATCGTGTCCACCATAATCCTTTTCTTCTCGTAGATAGTGAGTAACAACAGGACAATTAAAAATTGACCAAATAGCTCTTTCAAATACTTCTTTCGATATGTATGTCTTATTGCGATTAAGTCCCGTATAAGCCACTTTAATTACACCTTTTGCAAAAGAACTATTGATTTTTTCTTCGTTGTCGTACTGTATAATGTGATTAGGGATACTATATTGAATCGTCACACGCTTTTTATCTTGCTTCACTCTTACTCACCACCTTCCAGATGATTTTAAATATGTAAAAAGCCCCACTCTATAACGAGTGAGGCTTAAAACATTAACTTGTCTGAATAAATACAAGCCACATTTTCAAATAAAGCTTTATTATTTGAGAGTGATGATTTGTTCTCAAATACATATAGTGTTGGGCTTGTAGAACATTTTCTCTTATTGTCAATAGCAGAAATAAGAGAATACCCTGCATTGATTAACAGTTGTTTGTCTTTTTCATTTGTTACATAAATAAATTTCACTACTCTTCGTCTCTTTCCTGAGCAATTTCACCGTTGTCACTGATTTCTCCTAAATCTTTGGTTGGTGCTCCCGCTTCTCCATTGCTATCCGCTGCCTTTGTACTCTGTGTAGCTGAACTGCTCAATGGAACAAACTTATCGGGAATGCCCATAATAGAGTTTTCCAAAAAGTGCATACTGTCAATATCTGACTGGTTAAGTCCTTGTGATGCACAATAATACGAAACCATCGGCAATCCGTATTGGCAGGCTTTTAGATACGAGTCGCCAGCTTCTTTGCGATTGAAACGACTTACATCCAAAAACGATATCTTAAACATTTTTCCATGTGAGAGAGTATGAATGTAACGATTAAGCATCTTTTCAATGCTTAACACAATTCCATAAGTAATTGCTTGGTCTGCTTTTATAGATAAAAGCAAAGCATTTGACGATGCTTTTGCGTTGTTAAATAGAAGACTCGAAACACCTGCTGCCGTAAAAAGATGATTCTCTGCGTCTGCTACATTGTCTACATCAGAGGTGTTTGCATGATTAAAGCTAATCTTCTCAACCGGCATTGGAGTTAAAACCGATCCTACTTCATTAGGTAGTACGGAATCTAAGTTTCTCCATATATCTTTAGCCATTTCATAATCCATAGGAAATGAGCCGTCATCATTCATTAACAGTTTCATTACCAGTAACGCATAATTCTCGATTTCGGTTTGTGTCAAATTGAGCTGCTTATAGTCTTCAACTTCATACAATTCACGCAAAAGTCCAACAAAAGGAGGCACTGGATAACTTAAAATATCTTTATTGCATTTGATTGCAAAAGATGTCGGGGCATCCAATAACTGCCACTTATATTGTGTACTATCTTGCTTATATAAATTATATTTCGTTGTAAATTCAACAGGGTATAGAGGCAGTAATTCTGACCTCGAATCGAAATACTGAAAATTAAATGAAACATCCAATACGCCATCTTGAATGGACGCTATGTCACAATAATCGGAGGGAAGCTGCTGAATCATAGTATTATCTTTTGTGACTCTCATTGTTCCGTAAAAAACATCTTCTCTTAAACAAACTGTCAGCATAGTGTCAAACGAACTTTTAATATTAAATCCGTCCAATGTATGTAAAGTCTTAGAGTAATTCTTTTTGATTTTTTTTACATCAGAATTATTGGCTACATCAACATTATAAGGAGATACAATGTAAGATAAGTCAGTCAACCCAACGAAGTACTGTATGATTCTTCGGAAATGCGAACTTGCCGAATACATATAAATTACTGCATTGCGTAACTGTGCTTGGTATCTATATGGATTGGACAAATATGTATTGATTTCGTCTTTTGTGTACAGAAAAAAGGAAGGTGTGTTTCTATCATTGTTTAGGTCTCGAAGCACAAGCTGATTTAAAGCAGCAAATTTTTGCTGAGTCGTTTTTATCTGCTCTTTATATTTTTTATCATCTTCTGTTCGCTGCTTCTCAGTATGAATTTCTACACTATCAATCTTATTCATTTTTCACACCCTTTCTTTTAACGGTACTTGTACATGTCTGGTGCTCTAAACACAAAAAAGTCTTTTGCTGAATAGATCGTGTTGCCTTTTTTTCGTATACTATCTTCAATCTGTCTTGCTACATAGTAGTTGTAAGACAAACTTGAAAAACGGTCTTTTCGCATACCAGACACCTCTTTAACTTTAATAAGTTTATTGTTTTCTTCAATGTTGAGCTTTACTAATTCATTAACCAATAGTGTGGTATTTATATACTGCTTAATGATTTTTGTTCGCTCAATAGGACTAAGATTACTATATCCTTTAATATCATTAAGACAGGTTTCTGCGTCAAACTCATTTATGAGTAATTTAATACGACCAGACTTAAACCCTTCTCTTAAGGCTAATGCACAGTCTGAGTTAAACTTAGCACCTGCTTTAATTGCCCAAATAACTTTTGGAGCAGATTTATCTTTACAACGACTTGCCATATCTGGGTTGTTACAGCAAGATAATGGGGGATAAACTACACCAGTTTCAGTGTCTTTAATTTCTTCCACCAGAGCATCGTATACACCAGAGCCAACACCGTTCGCATCAATGACTATATAATCACAATCAAATTGTTCATATAATTTTCGCACAATCAATGCTTGTACTCTTGTTAGTTCGCCCTCAAGTGTGTCGCTGTATATGATATTATGAACAAACCTACCGCCTTTTTGCTTCTGAGGTACACAGCTATTAATAAAAATAGCAGAAGCGTCATTCTTGTGTTTTGTTGTTGTTGCCATAAGTGCAATATCAATTGATAAAATACGCTTTTCATCGTGTTGCTTAGGCGGAATAATTAGTTTTTTATCTCCTGCCAGCCTACTATAGTCGGGTGGCAACCAAGGATATTTGATTGTTCGTGTCTGGTTTATAACAGGATATTCGTAGAAGCTACCTTCAAAATCACCATAAAACAAACAATCCATTTCCATTGACCATGACACTTCATTGTAATCCGATTCAGCCATATCATCCTCAACTTGTTCTCTCATAAGCAGACCTTCTCTAATTGCAAGCTGATACGGAAAACCACATATAAAACATTTTTTACTATCGTCTAACATAGTAGCCGCATAACCCTTTGCTTTTGCATAAGACCAATGAGAACAAAACCACGCTGAAGACATATAAATTTCCTTGTTTCTCTCTTGATATTCTGGTTTTACATGCCAACTGCCATCTGGTCTTTGATATTGATATTTTTTAAGTTTGAAAAATCCGGGCTGTCTGGGATTCGATAAGAATTTTTTCAATACGGTTTGAATGACATCCTTTGATACCATTCTAAATTCATCGGTAATAAGAATATTTGCTCTTGCGCCTCTGGCAGAGTCTCTCGAAGTTACTACCAATATTTTTGATGTATTCCTAAATTTGATTTCGCCCTTTTCACCTGTAATACTCCAAGATTCAATTTCAGCTCTCAAATTAGGAGCACCGGGCATAATAAGATTTATAATCTTGTCCAAAACCAAATTAGCCTGTTTTCTGTTACCAGATGCAATACATATTGTTGTTCCCGGATATAAAATACATCTAACAACGCAAAAAATAGCAACCAAAAATGTTTTACCTAAGCCTCGACAGGCTAAAAACATAAACTGGTTGCATATATTCATAAAACATATAAGTATAGATTGAAACGGTTTTAGAATAATATTTAGATAATCTTCAACAAAGTGTTCTGGGTGCTCTCTGTAGTATCCAGTTACCGTGTTTACTTTGTCCATTGTTTCTTGCCGTTGTTCTTTTATTCGGTCTTTGGTTGTAACCGAACTTGTGCTATAAATACTGTCAGTCTGTGTTGATGTCATCAGCATCACCTCCATCCTTGTCAGAAAGTGCGGTCTTTAATGCTTCCGCAAATACCGACTCAAAAATAGCTTCATCATCTTCACCAGCGTATTCTGGACGCTCAACCCTATACCTATTCATTTCTTCTTCGTACATATGAGCGTATCTGTTATGTATTTTTAACATTTTACACAAATGTCCGAGAAAATAAGTTGTAATATACCAAACTAACTGATTCTTGTTTTTACACTCATCTATATGTTTGCGCTCTTCATATTTTTCTATTAATACACCAAAAGTGTTTGTTTCAGCTAAGTCACTTTCTTTTGTCTGGTTAGGCGATATTCCTAACTTGGTCATAATATTACCCATGCTTGACTGTAGCGAATCAATTTTTTCGTTGTTTTGATTTGCTTCTGAGATTCTTAAATCTGTAATACATAACTGTTTGTATAACACTTGTTGTTCAACGGTTAAATTGTGATTGTCTTTAGTGAGTCTTTTGTATAGTGACTTAAGATTAGCATAACTATAGGCTGGATAACCATATCCCCAAAAAGCTTCGTCTGCGGGAGTTATGCCCAATCTAACCTTTAACTCATCTTCACTTTCGCCACTACCACCAAAATTTAAAGCACCTGACGGTACAGAATCTATCACATCGTCCTCTGTAGCGCTTCCTTCTTTAACCTTTTTGAATTTTAATTCTTCTTCGTCCAGAGTATCGTCAAAAGTTTTGCCTGAGTATTTTAATAAGTTTGCCTTCTCCATATAAGCTCTAAATCTTGGACGAGATGAACTTGTATCTCCTAACAGAGCGTATATCTCAGGAGACCAGTAAACATCAAAGTGTAAACACACCCGCCTTAAAGCTTTCTCTTCGCTTCCAAAAACTTCTCGATAGTGATTATATAATTCATCTACGCAATCTTTACATACTGGGAAAAACTTTCCGTCACCTTGCCATAATGGAGAAGAACCTCTTGAAAATGCTTTGGCTCTTTGAGACTCTGTAAATTCCTTTTTGCATTTCTTGCAGCGGTATACTGGTTTAAAGTCAATACTTTTTTTTGGTGGAGCGATTTTACTAACTTTAGGCAAAGAATCACTCCTTATCGTGATTTAATTGTGTGTTTAAAGATAAGGACGCTGTAAATTTTGCACATCTCGATGCTTCAATATTGATAATTTCGTGCGTGATAGGATTTGTTCCTCTTCGAGCCTTGCCCTCATTAACATAAAAAGTACCAAATTTGTGTATCTGTACGGGTTGACCAGTACATAACATTTCTGCAACGCAATCAAAAACATCTTTGATTACTTCTTTTGCGTCCTTTTTTGTGTAGCCTTTATCGGCTAACATACTAATTAGTTCTGTTGTTTGTGCCATTATTTCTCCGTTTCTTCCGTGTGCAATTTAGATATTGCACTTGTCTTTATTTGCTTGTAATTTACTCTTGTCTTCTTTGATATAAAACCTACGAGTAACATCCGTGCTTTTGTGATTAAGCAACACCGATACCTCTTCAAGCGACATACCAGCATTTTTATATGCTGTTGCTCCGCTATGTCTAAAATCATGAGGATGTAATGTTGGAACTCCAATCATTTGACCAATCTTTTTACAATAGTCACTTAGTGTTGATACGGTCGCAGGGGTGCAAGAACCACTCTTTCTATGAGCTGATACAAAAACATATCCACCATCTTCAATATTGTTCTCTGTTCTGTATTGTTTTAGATTTAGCAAATATTCTTTAGCTTCTTCACTAAAGAACAATTCAACAAGATATCCTTCTTTTTCAAGAACATCTTTAGCCACACGACTATCAAAATCAAGCTGTTCCCATCTTATGTTTGCAATAGCATTTATTCTTGCCATTGTGGTCAGTGAAAAGATAGCATATGCTTGCATTGTAAGTGCTTCGTAATACTGCGTGGGCTTAGTTTTTCTTTGTTCCTTAGCTTTTTCAACATTCTCTTGTAGCTTTTCTCTCATAAACTGAATTTGCTGTGTAGTAAGAAATGTTTGTGCAACAACCGCCTGACCTTCTTTTGGTCTATCTATAAAACTCATTGGGTTCTCGTCAATCAATCTCTTTTTCTTTAAAAATAAAAAGAATGCCGATATACTTGACATTCTTCTCTTGATACGATTTGTATTATTGCCCTGATCTTTGCAATAAACGATAAACTCAGAAATATCTGAATCATCAATCTCTTTAACTGATTTATTGTCTTGATAATCGTATATATAAATCCACCAGTTAGCCAAATCGTTATAATAATTATAAATTGTCTTTTCCGAAAGTTCTCTGATTTTCATATCTAATAAATATTTATGATATAGTTTGAGTGTTTCGGAATTGATTTTTTTTAGCTTCTCTTGATTTAACATACATATTCGTTCACTTCGCTTCGGCATATTTCACCACCTACTCAAAAATAATATTCACTTCGTCTCCTTCTATGTATTTAACATATTGACAAAAGAAACGAAGGGATCTACGCATTGCTGAAAGTCTTTGATAAGACACTCCTCGTTCGTGTCTCATATATTTAATAAAGTTATTGATGTCTTCACTTGTACACTTCGTAAAAGACTTATTTTTGTTAAAATGCCATAGCCACTTAAGAAACATCCGTGTGTCGTCAACATAGTGCTTTACAGTGGCAGGAGAGTACGGTTCATAACTCAAATATGTTTCAAAGTTATCCATGAGTTCTTGGTTATATGCACACATTTTTTCTTTATTAAACATATAACCACATCCTTAATTTAGAGACATAAGTTTGGTTTTCTCACGAATAGCGTGACCGTACTCATCGAAACACATATATACAAATCCTTCTTTCTGAGAATTAATCAATCTTCCTTCGCTATATTTCATTTTTCTTGTTTCACAACAAGCCCCCTGTTCATAGATTGCAGAATTTCCGATGACATAATACCCTTGACGATGAGTATGAGCCATAACAATATTTCTAAAATCAAATCCCTCGTTGCGAAAATAATACAAAGCTTTTTCTGCGGTTTTAAGCATTACCGAAGAGTATGCTCGTGGATGACAGAATACCGTATCACCAAACTGAGAGTACCATTTACCTGTAAATTCAATTTCAATGTTGCTATCTTTGAATACATGCGTCAGGGGAGAATACTCAGTTTTCGTTCCTATTTCGTTGTCATAATCAATAAACCCGTCTGTGAAGATATAATCAAGTACAGATGACGGCATTATGTCGCATAATTCACTGTTTGTCTTTTTTGCAATATAATCACCTATTCTCAAATCGTGATTGCCGTTGTTTGCAATTACCTTTTTTGGATTCAGTAAATGAATCAGGTCAATTAAATATTGTCTTGCTCTGATAAGTTCTTTGGTTATGCTTACACATTTCGACTTATTCGTAAATTTTGATAACTGGGCGCAATCTACAAGGTCTCCGTTTAATTGCAATATATCTACACGACCTATGTATTTCTCAAATGTGCTAAGAGGTTTGCAATAAGGAAAATGCAAATCCGATACTGAAAGAACTCTCGTGCTTACATTATCTTGATTTTTATAATTATAATAGTCATACACACCTGACGCATATTTTCTAAAGTGGTCAGACGATACGCTCTCACCAAGCAGGCTTACAATTTGAGACCATTTCAAAGGAAATTTTGTGCCATTTAGCTCTCCGTTCTTTTTAGCTACTATTAGCCTGATTTTCCATTCCTCGTGGGTTTCGTCTGGTCGCTGTAAACACCAATTGTCTATATATTTATTTGTGTTAGCTTTCTGCATAGTAAGACGCTCAACCCTTTCGTCTCTGCTTAGAGGCACGATTTTTTGCTTTAAGTATTTTAGCTGCCTCAATATTTGTGTCTGCAATCAAACGAAGATATTCGGTCACTTCTGGTAAATATCTTCTGTGTCTTTTTGCAGGCTTTCCTCGTCCTGTCTGGGGAATCCATACATCAGGAAACTCTGAGCGTATAATCTGACTCTCTTTTTTTGTGATTGTAATAATTGTAAAAACTCCTTAAATTCAATTTATCACTTGACTTGCAATGCAAGAAATGATAGTATATTATGGGGTATTTTATTTAGTCCCCCTATACAGCCTAACTCGCAAGACAAAAAACCGCATAAAATTCGAGATTTTTGGGTGTCCGAATGCCAAAAAAGGGCGGGAAGTACCCCAAAATTGCAAAAAATCACCCCGATTATGACTATAATCGGGGCAAAATTTTTATGCTTTTTTAAATCTAACCCCAAAAAATTCTATATCTCCTTGTTCACACATTTTTAATTTTTGCACTGGGGTTTTGCTTTTACGCAGAAGATATAAGAAATCTTTTGGTAGGGAATAGAATAATATTTTAATCAATAGCCGGTATATGTCTTTGTTTGTTGGTTTCTCGGCTTCGTGTAGCAAATAACTCATTGTACTTAAACCAATTCTCTTATACGACACATATGTCAATAAGTCTTGATAAATTTGTTCTGCCTGCTCATACTTTTCTATATTCGATGATTCTTCTTTTAGCCATACAGCGTTTATTTCACTTTGTTTCTTTCTTACAGTGTAAATAAACTCATCAGCTTGCTCTTTGTTGATATGTGAAGAGTGAGGCTTGAAATCAATAAAAGAAGTCAAAGGCAACATGGGGTGTTTATCACTACCGACCATACGCTTACGCACTGATTTTTCAAGATAGTCCATAGAGGTATCATAACAACGGTAAGTCTTATTTTGAGAAGTGCAATGTTTATGTCTTTTATGATTGGCTTTTTGTTTGCTTACCTCTAACATAAATTCTGGCAGTGACTTGCTTCCGTTTTCGTCTTTGAGATACTTTGTGGTTAGTCGTTCGAGCTCTTTTGTCATTTGTACATCAAACTCTTTTTTAGCCTTATCTATTTCAATATTAGACATTACAGACAACTGACAGATATCTGTATATATGGGTTGTACACTTTCAAACGATGCACCGTTATTAATATTATCCCACATAATACTTGTAAGCACTTGTGCAAGGTTAATAATTTCTCCAATCTTATTTTCACTTGTTTTAATATCCAAGTCTGTTAAGTCATTAACGGTGTAATGTCTCTTGATTTTTTTAGCCTCTACCATATTCGTTGGAACAAGCCATTTATCATAATTTTTAATTGCTGCCTTTAATAGAATGGGATTGTCTGTGATTAATACACTATCTGAGTCAAAGTCGCAGCCATTAAGCCGTTGCAAAACATTTTCTCCTATACTGTTAATACACAATATCTCTTTAGTGAAGTTGAAGTATGTATCTATTTCCGGACATTCTTTGTTATAAGCAACCCATACATTGCCTGTACAACAATGAGGACTTCTTGATCCTAATAATTTTTGGTTATAGGCAAATCTTTTTGAATGTATATTACCTATACCCAAGTGAGATGTACCATCAAATTTACCAATTGATTGTAGGAGCATTTCATAAGGATTACCTACAAGTGTTGAGTAATTACCAGCTACGGAAATATGACCTCTCTTCATATTGTTCTTATAAGACCTAATAGTCTCTCTTACTGTGTCATAATACAATTTAGTATCACAAAACTTGTCATTAATACCAAGCAAAGTGTACACCAAATCGTTTTTAGAGGCTATGGCTTCGCCTGTAAGCGTGTTATTTGTCTGAGCCTTAATGTGATATCTCAAAACAGTTTCGTCCGTCTTGAGAGCTTTTAGATAGTCTTTTGAGGGCTTCAAAAACTCTTCCATATCTTCTTGCGACAACTGTAATGTATTTAAAAGCTGATAATGGGTTTGAACTAATTTACCGTCCATAATATGAGTCGGCTTTTCGTACTTAACTATACCAAACTCTGTGTCAAGATTGTCAAGCCATGCGTCAAATGTTCCAAACTTCAAATATTTAATACTGCTTGGAGTAGTTACGAGTTTTACATCCTGTATACATTTAGCTCGTGTGTATCCATTAAGCTGTGACACATCAGTAATACCATTGTCGGCAAACCATTGTTGAAGGTTAGTATTAAAGCAAGCTGACTTAAAAAATCTATTACGCAATAATAAAAACCCTTTATGATGATATTCTCCAAAAAGACTAACATCCATAAGAGACTGTCCGTCCCAAATGCTGTTACATATCTGCACCTCTTCCGGTTGTGTTTTTAACACACCCTCATCTATACGGGTAGTCATTACTTTATCTGTAAACACATCTTCATAATCGTCTACAAGTAAAATATTTTCGGGCTGAATATACAGGCTTGCAATAGTGCTACTCAAAGGTAACGCTGTATAGGACTCAAATGCGGGCAAATCTATTTCTTGTCCCTGTTTGATAGTTAAACCACACTTAGACCAATTAAAAATCCCTCTATATAAATTCTCATCAATGAATAAGCATTTTCCTAAGCGGGAACTGCCATTGCTTCTTTTGTATCTTACATATTTTACTCCGTCGCAAACAAAGCCGTTTGCATACAAGTCGGCTCGTAAATCACCAACCGAGTGTAACACCTTTATGTTGTTCTTAGCCTTATACATTCCATCATCGTAATAAAAGTATTTGCCAAGTACATCTTTATGTATAGGGAACTCTGTAGGAGTGTCTGTTTGAATAGCAAGCAATTCACCGTTCTTAACACAGACACAATCTTGTAAGGTTAATTCATCTAAACGATAGCCGAATTTCACATAGATGTTAGCGGTTATTCTATTGTATTCTTTGTTACTGTAATTGAAAGTAATGTTAATAACTTTCTGAGTGTATTCTTTTCCGTTGACCGTACAGGAAAAGCGATTATTTCGGAACACCTTCTTATATACCTCAATGATTTTCGGAAGTTCTTTGCTATGAGGAAGTGTGTTAATGAATTTTCGGTAGTTAATATCTCCGTTGCGATAACGGATGTTATAACCTACACTATCGGGTTTATTATAATGGTTTGCGATAAATACATCTTTGGCATCCAAAGAGAGGATGTTTACTCCGTGTATATAATCACTCAACAACACTCACCTCGCTCTCATACATAAGCGAATATGTGTTGTCTTCATCATTTAGTTCGTGCACAACCTCTGCGTAAGCCATAACACGCTCGTTCATGTCCTCTGTGACTTCCTGAGCGATTATTTCTTCGTCAGAGTAATTTGTACAAGGTAAGCTATTCGTGCCACACAGGTCAAACCAGAGGCATTTACGACAATCCTTCACCTCCTCTGCTGTAAAGTTCTCTGTTCCTGTGTAGTTAAATGTATATTTGTTCAATGGGTTGGACTCCTTTATTTATTATTATTTATCCAACCGACCAGTAAATTTCTCATCCTTGAGGATGGGATATAGATGTTAATTTCTTTGTTATCTCTGATTGCACTTCTCCAGATAAACTGAAGCATTTCACTGAGAGCAAAACCGTCTTCATCGACCGTAACGCCATTGTTCTCAAAAAATCTTATAAAAACAGGGGAGATGTACCTATTGACCGGATAGGCAATCGCTGTCCTGCTTTTAAACTTATTAGACGCTCGTAAATTACAAGCTATAAATCCTTTTGTGTACCCTTTGCCTTGTACTTTAGATTTATACTCTTTAAATGTTGTCCACATACACTCATTAGATTTTGCGTTCAATATATTTCTGAAAAAATTATATATATTTTTTTTAAGTGTAGAAATCTCCTTGTCATGTGTCTGGTACCAGTGTTTGCTAAGTGCTGTTGGAGGTTTACCAATTTCATTCATTTTGTCATTATCGCATATATGTATGAGTTTAGTGATATCCGAAATGTCATGCTTAACTTCGTAATCTACGAATGTAAAGTTCTCATAATTGTCCCCCTGTATCCACCAATATTTGGGCTGAATCTCAAACATCTGAAAGTAGTAAGCAGTAAAAGACGCCTCATACAAATAAGTAAGGATAAATACTTTGGAAAAGGCTTTAAAGTTTTCAATCGGTAGTAGTTGAACAAAGTCATTGTTTGCACAGTACAAGTTGTGACAATTACACATCGTTTCTATACTTTTCATATAAGCTGTTCCTTTGACCGAGTTCCAAGTGGCACACCCTTTATCATCAAATTCACAAAGTGATGCAATAAACTCTCGATCACTTGATGACAAAACAAGTTGAGATATCGTTTCTATTGTTTCATCGAGTATCAGTGTGTAATTGTTGTCTTTTATTAGTTTGCGTGTTTCACTGTCTATATTTGAGAAAAGTGAGTGGGTAGTCGCTACATTCTTTTTGTTTGTAACAAGCTCTTTGAATTGTTGCCTTTTTGATGGACTCTTTTGAGGCTCTATAAACTCTTTATCAGTACAGGCTGTTATCACCCTATCAACTTCTGATAAATACGGAGTACAAAAAATGAAGTGTTCATCTTCAGGTGCGTTATTGATGTAATTAATTGCAGCTGAAGTTTTACCTTGTCCCATTAAAGCATTTACAACATTCAGTTCCACTTGCAGACCTCCTTTATATGATGTGTATTTCGTTGGTTGTTGTTCGTAATAAAATTTCTCCTTTACAAGTAAATGTTTGTGTTGATGTGTGAATTGCCTCTACATCAAAATCACCCCTTTCAAGACTTATAAAATGGTGTTCATTTTTGTCACAAAAAACCCCAAAACCCCAATGCCAATGCGGGTTTTCGCCACTTTGGGCAAAAAGGATTAATTACACTCTTTTCACAATTACTCTATTCTCTTTCTATATATTCTTTTTTTCTAAAGAGAGAGGCTTTAAAAAAGCCGATGAATACTATGTTTTATTTTAAAAAAACACTTTTGGTGTTTAACTATTCGTAATTCCAAAAAGAGCTCCATACTACAGGGTAGAATACATTTGTCCCAAAAGTTTTGCAGATTAAGCCTTTACAGACAAATGTATTGGTCGCTTAATTCTCTCGAACAGCAAACTTATTCTGAGATTACCAATCGTTCATTAAGCTCCTTTACTCTAAACTTTACCTTAGAATCCGTAGATAGTAGTTGCAAGAGAGTGTGTCTATGTTCAATAAATTCATTTCCCAACAAGGGGAAAGAAAAACTAAGACAGTAGTTACTCCTTTATGCAAGTGACTGGAAGAGATTAGTAGCTTCTAAATTGCTATTAACTACATAACTGTAATCTGTACCAAGGTTGAGTTTCTTGCAGGAAGCTAAGATTATATCTTGTGTTAAGCCTATATATCTTAATGTAATGGAAGGAGAACTGTGTCCAAACATTTCCTGTAATAGTAAAAGCTTATCGTTGCTAAAGTTGCTCATAGCCATTTGATGATAACCAAAGGTTTTTCTTAATGTATGAGTACCTACTTTTTCTGTAAGGTTACACTCAGTTCCTAAACCTTTAATGATATTATATATTTGTTCCCTAGTTAGAGGAGTGCCTAAATTCTTAGAACGGTTGCTATAATCTCCTTTAAATAAGTAATCATTGAGGGTTTTTGAATTGTGGTTGAGGAACAATTCTACGGCATCCATTACTGCTGAGTTAATGGTGACTACTCTATTGATTTTTTTTCTTCTTGTTTTTTCTGTTTTTAATTCTATAATAGGAAAGTAATCTTTGAACACTAACTGTTGGTTCTTGACCTCTAATAAGTGATTAAAGGTAAGTAACCTTAAGTCACTGACTCTTAATCCAAAATTGATTCCCAATATAAAAAGCATGTTGTCTCTGTATCTACCTTTACTGATTAGGTAATCAGAGATATTTTTTAATGTATGGGTATCTTTGATAGGATCCATGTCATGTCTCTCATAAGATTCTATATTTTGAATTTCTGAGGGCACTGTGAGTTGAGCTGACGCTCGGAGCTTATTGTTTTGTCTAACTAATTTCTCAGGTTGTATGGGTTTTGAGAAGTCTACATAGATTAGGTTGTTATTCTCAGTTTTCATATGTATCGAACATCCTTTCTGAATTACTTTCTGAGCTAATTGTACCATATATCCTAAAAATGTCAAGTAAAAATGACTTAAAAATCAAAGTTTTTTGAAAAAATTCCAAGTTGTGGAAATGTAAGTATATTCATTATTTTTTGTAAAGGATATTTTTATCGGAATAAATTCACTATTTGTATAGGAAATAAATTTCAGGATTTGTAGAAGGAGAGGGAAAAAGGAAAAATAAAAATACGAGATTTTAAGCCTGACTGTGAGAAGAAGTTACTGCAAATATAAAGCATAATTATACACGCTAAAAATATGGAATTTATCCCCCATTTAACAGGGTGCTATTTTGTGAAGTGAAAATTATACATTATTTTGCATAAATATTCATTTCATAGTATATATATGTTTTGCAATCATTATAGTAATCAAAAATAAAAATGATTTGACAAATGGCAAGATGTGTGTTATTATAGGTACATGGGATATCCCATAGGACACAAAAAATGTTGCATATGCAACAAAAAATCAAGGAGGCTATCATCATGACCATTAAAAACTTTACTCATGCACCTACACACACACACAAGACAATTGTTCACGCTTGCAAGACTTTACACGGTTGCAAGATTATCAACCCTCAACCGTATGCAAGTTATAGTATAGCTTTACAAGACTTATACAAGACCGCACGCCGTATGTGCGTTAATCACTGTTACCGTCATTCCATCAATCAGCCTCGTCTATATGATATTGTGACTTATAGATTTGCGGGAGAGGCACAAAACTTTGACGACCTCACACAAGAAACCGTCGTCGGTATGTGGGACTATATGAAGGATAATTCATACATAGGCTCTTGTACTTCTGATTACACGGCATATAAAAAAGAAGTCATTCACGCCGGTTATAAAGCACTTAACAATTATTGTCAGTCGATACGGGGCATTAATAGCCGTATAGACACGGCACACAAAACCGTCTATATTGAAGATATTACCCGTAACGGAGATATTGTCAATGTTGTAGGTGAAATTAACCGCACTATCAAGCACGGGGAAAAACTTCAAGCCGTGGACACTTTAACAGGCGTATGTTACAATATTCCCCTAATCAATCAAATGTTAGATTCTGTATTACCAACACTCACGCCCACACAAATGAAAATTCTTAAATTAATGTGTTTGAACTATTCCGCTGACAATATCAACGACAAGCAAGGATATACAAGGCGGAATAAGACGGCACAAAAACATATAAGAGCCGTTCGCAAGGCGTTTCAATGTTTCTTAAATGAAAACTGTTTGACCTTTGACGACTTTATCATTATCAATCAAACATATACATACACCGACAATGATTTGCAAATGTTGCAATTTATCAAGTCGTTGCAGTGTGAAAATTAGTTTTATTTATTGCGCCCACTTTTTTGGTGGGCGCTTTTTTTTATTTTCGAGAGGACGGACACCCTCGGCGACAGAACAGTCAGAGAGGACGGACACCCTCGGCGACAGAACAGTCAGAGAGGACGGACACCCTCGGCGACAGAACAGTCAGAGAGGACGGACACCCTCGGCGGTTTCTAAAGGATTGTACCGTAAACAGTTCTATTCCATTAGCTCTATCAAAGAATTTACTTATTTGAGCAAACTTAATAGCACATAGCAAAGCGTACTTCTCTACGAGGGGTACGCTTATTTTGTGCCTTTGAGCGTTTTAGGTTCTCCACGAGAGTTTAAAACATCGCAAAGATAAGTGTAGCTATGAGCGAGCGAACCTTTGGTATGACAAAGCAAAAAACATACAAGGGTGTGAGTAATGCCAAATAAATTATTCTGTAACTATTTGCATAAGAAGTAGTAGGTGTAGAATACCCTAAACTCGATTGAGTAATTCTCGGCGGCGGCGTCACTGTTAGAGCGTTCGCAGGTTTACACAAACCTAAACTTGGCTTGAGGAAATGTGAAAATTAACTTGATTATTACTCAATATGAGTGTATATATCGAGGACACTCAGAATAACCACTGAGTGTCCTTTAATATATGCTCTACGGAGCAAATTTTTAAATAAGGAGATTACATTATGAAAACATTAACTGAGTTATACGATTCTATCGTATCGAAAATTGCAGATATCAACACTGCAATCAAAGACAAGGACGCTATGAAGCGTGACAAGCTCTTTTATGAGCTTGATGAGCTTGAGAAGGATTACGCTCACACTAAGAAGCTTCAGGAATATGACAAGTTTGTAGCTTGTGATTTTCCTGTAAAGGAACTTATTCTCAAAGAGCAGTACACTGTGCTTGGTCATAAAACTGAGCGTTCAAAGGAAACCCACATTATCACAAAATGTAAACTCGACGAGAAGGCTAAGAAGAAATTTGATTTACTGGATTTTTGTAAAGCGAAATCAGAAGAAGGCAAGCTGAATGACCACTGGGCTTTAAGTCTTGAAAAATTATCGCTCATCTGTGCGCTAAAATGGACACTTGAAGAAACGAGCGGTGCGGAGCAGTTTGCTCAGTTAAAAAAGCTGAGAGATTGTTACTATATTGACGAGGCGGCTCGTACTGTGAAATTTTTGAAAAATGCCGGCGATAAAGATATTGAGGGTGTTGCTGTTCCTACATCTATGACATCTATGACTAAGCTGTTACAGTCTATTGTTGACGAAACTCTGTTTATGCCTGATAAAAAAGGTAAAAATATGTTAAAGGTTACAGGTCATCAGGTAAAACAGTTTATGAACCTGTTTACTAAGCGTGGTAAAAAGTGGGGCTCTCTCTCTGCGGCTCAAGGTAGAGAGTTTAGAGAAAATTTTTATTCAATGATGAGATGTGTAATCGAAGGCAGAGGGTTTGCACTTGAATACGAAGGTGCAAAAAATTCTGATGATGAAGATACAGAAACTACAGATGAGCAGAAGGCTACCAACACGCAGGATTCTGATAAATCTAAAGATGTAAGCACAGTAACAGAAACTACAGATGAGCAGAAGTAATATCTAAGCACACTCGTTTAGCGGTTGCGAGTTAAAACAAAACCGCTACCAAAGCGTATGCTTATTTTTAAGGAGGTTTAGTAATGCGTCCACAAAAACATAATAAATTGACTAACCTTGAGCTTGCTATAATGACAGCAAGCTATTGTTTAGCAGGAACTCTAAGTTTGACTGGTTTGTACTGGTTTTGCAAACTGTTAATCTTAATTGCACCATAGGAGGGATACCGATGACTCAAAAAGATAAGCTTGAAAAGCTTCTTGAGTGCTATGGCATCTCATAGGACGCGTTAAGCACATTAAATGATGCACAAATCAAAGCCATTGAGGTGGCTTATTATGACCGCTATGGCGAATATATCGCTATAAGTTTTGATTTTTAAGGAGGTGAAAAGATGGGAGTTGTATGGGTGGAAAATTATGCGTATGAACATGCTGCTAAGTTTCTTCATGACAAAGAAGTGACTTTTGAAGCTACTCGTCCCGATAGAGGCTCAAGCAGGGTAAGGCTTGAATTTCCGAAGCTGTCTCAGAAAATGTCTGAGTTGCTTATGACTAAGATTTGCCATAAGTCAAGGCAGTACGCAAAACTCGAATAGAAAATATGTTCGCTTGAACACTCGTGTAAAAAATGGTAGAATATTCCTGAAGCGTGATTATATCACGGCAAGATAAACGATGTTTGTCAATTAATAAAAAGAGAGGGAATGTTCTTGAGTAACAACACGGTTGATAGCAGTAACCAGAATGCACCACAAGAGTCTATGCACGGCTTGAGTGAAGTTCTGCGTAAACAAATATCTCAAAATCTAAATAAGTCGGCAGACGAGTTTGTAGAAGATGTACGAGGGATGGATGCGTACACAGATGCAATAGTTTTCTTAAGTAAATTTGCAAGCAAAGACGAGGATATCTCACTTGCTTCGTTAGACTTGACACCTAACTATTCCAATTCTGTAATAATTCGTTCTAAAGACGGTATGCCGATTGAATTCCGCATGAGTGATATTGAGGCGTTCTGTAAAATTGCGTTGAACAGTACACTAATCTCATTTTCAGTAAATGATAGTGGAAATTTAGAGTTGTGTTTGAATTTTGCTGCTTATAAGCCAAGAGATTAACTACACTCGTTTAGCGGTTGCGAGAATAAACAAAACCGCTACTATAAAATCACTCTTTTATAAGAGTGACAAAAAGTAAATATAAACCAATTAAGTGTATGCGATAGATTTTTGCATACACTTTTCTTTTGCCTAAAAAGAGGTGGTTAGAGTGTACGAGAGTGTCAAAACAATACAAGATATTCGTGATGAACATATTGATGTATTGAGGGATTTTGGTGTAAAGGTTACATCTCAGATTGTGCGAACAATCGAAACCAAGACAACCGAAATTGCGATTGAAAATTACTGTCGTATTTTAATAATTAAACGATTAGAACAGTATACCAAAAGTTGATGTTTGGTAATGCATTTTGTAAGGAGGTGGTTTTATGTTGAAGGTTGGAGATAAGGTTAAAATACTTCCGACAATACTAACAAGCTATCCTGATTTTCCGTATGTAGGAGTAGTAGGCAGAGTGTGTGCTATTGACAACAATAATAATTCGATAGCTGTTGAGTTTTCGACTCCTCACAGTTACTTACACGACTGTGGCGGAGTAGCCAAGTCCTGTTCTGGCTGGTATTGTTGTAGGAAAGAGTTGGAATTTATACCTGATGATAATTTGCCAGATATTTGGGAATATATCTAACATATGAACAATTTTAGGGAGGTTATAAAGTAAATTATGTTGATGGTAAAACACAATATCACAGTAGAAGGAGATTACAAAAATGGCAGGCAGAACTATTAGTAAGGAACTAAAAGCCCAGATTGTGTCGGCTTATAGACAAGGCGAAAAGATGAAAGACATAGCTGAATTGTATGGGGTATCATATCCCACTGTTTCTAAATTAGTTAGAGCATCGGTTAATTCATCTGTTAGTCTTGTAGGCATTAAAAAGGCGTGCCCTAAGTGTGGTAAAGATAAACACGAAGTGGGTTCATATTATTGCTCACATTGTGGAGCAAACATTATGACAGAAGATCAAAAGTTGTCAAGAGAACTTGACAATATTGCAAAAACAATTCGTTTTTGTTTGCCACAAGCAAAAGAATCCGATAGAGAGAAGATTGATAATTATGTTGCAGTTTTAAGAGAGGCAGCATTAAAAGTAGGAGGTGAGGGGTGATATGACGGTAATTGCAAAGAATGGTCACTTTGAAGTTATTGATGAACATGGCAATGTGTTGTGTTCGGGTGATACCGAAACAGAAGCTGTTGAAGCGTATGAAGAAATAGGATTTGAATAATGTAACATTTGCTTGCTTTATTAAATAAAGCCGCCTTACTTAAAGTAAGGTGTTCGAAAGGTTAGAGAGAAGACAGGGAGGGCGACGAAAGGCGAATTGACACTGGACAGACTCTTGCACGGGATGTTCTCAAAGAGACCGAAGTCCTTAAGCCAAAAGGACACTTTCGAATCTACATCTCAACGCAAAAGCCACAGGAAAAAGATTACCTTAGTTGCTGTTAAGGACATAACCCCAAATCGATTACCCACAACAAAGATTAATTTACCGACTCTTCTGAAGTATCGATCTTTTATTTAAGAAATGTTACAGCACCCCTTTAGATAGGGGTGAGCGGTTACAAAACTACTACCTCCTCGTGGTGTAACTGGGTAATGCTAAAGTAGAAATAAATTAAAGTGCCATACAAGGCAGAAAGGAGTCACAAAATGACTGTAAAAACATTAAACAATGTGATGGTTATTGAAGCCAACTTTTCAATGGAGGAACTTTTTAAAGTTTACAAACACAAGCCAGATGCATTGTCCTTAAAGGATGACGATGGAAATATGCTTTTCGCTGTAAAGCCAAGCAAGTATACGGAGAGTTTTGGCGATTGCGGAATTTCTTTTGTAAGTAATTCTTACACAGAGCCAAAGGCATCAATTACAATTCCTCTCCCATCAGAATCTGCCGACAACACAAAGGTGTGGATTGCAGAAAACTTTGGTTCAATTCTGACAAATCTTGAACAGATTGAAAGAAATGTATCGGAAGCTTGTATTGATATTGATGCAAACATTGCAAAAATTGTCGGCTCAATTGTAACAGCGTAAACAAGGAGGAAATAATAATGAAAAGCATTAAAGTTCAGAACAATCTTAAGTCAAAAACAATCATTGGCAACCCAGATGAAATGACAGTTCAGCAGGCTTTCAATGAAGCGCAGCTCGAAATGGGTAATGGTATTCTCAATCTTAACGGCGTTGTGGTGTCTGCGCAGGATGTCAACAGAACACTGTCTGACATTGTTGGCGCAAGAGATACATACATTCTTGCATCAGTTGTCAAAGCTGATTGTGCATAATTTGATTTGAAACAAGGGAGAGCGTGCTCTCCCTTTGGCATTTGCATTGTCGAAAGACTGCTTTACTTAAAGTAAAGTATTAGAAAGGTTAGAAGCAGAAGACACCCGGTAAGGAGGATGCAGAATTCTCAAGTGATGCAGGCAGGTTCGACTGCGACCAAGAAAGCGAGAGATAACAATCAAGCCCAAGATTCGCTGCTGAAATGGATTTACAAACCCACAATGTACAACTGAAAAAGCCACATACTGGTTACGATTACCTCAGCAATCCCAATGACCAAGCTTCCAGCATTCGTCATCTGGCTGCCACCATCTGTATTTAGAAATGCCAAAATCTAAGGAGGAATAGAAATGGATTTAATTACAAATGCACACACACGGAGTTGTTTTGACTGCCGTCTTAAGTTTGAATATAATTACCCCAAGATAATCGAAACATTTGTCAAATGTGTTTACGAACCTTATTACACTAAGAACAGTGATTTACCATCTATATTTTTTGGTTGTGTTTCTGAGACACAGACACCACAGAGAGTCGCAACAGACAAAGCTGTTTATATATGGTATAGCAACACAGAACCCACTATGGAGGAAATTAATAAGAAATTTGATTGTAGTGTGGAATCGTATGAGAATTATGATAAATATTGTGAATCAACCTATAATAAATCAAAAGGATGGGTTGGGGACAATCAGTATATTTTTTGGGTAGAGTCGAATCCGTTTTATAACAAACTTATAGAATACACGATAGCTGTTTTTCTTATTCCGCTGTTTGACTTTATTTGCACAGCAAAAGAGATCAAAAACAAATTCAAACCAATTGTTGATGAAATAAGCCGAGGTTTGAATGATAAATTGTTCGAGTTAGCCGACAAAATTTCAGAAGAAAAAGGATTATCGAAAGTTGTGTTAAATGCTCAAATCGCCGATCTTACGCAGTATAAAAAGAAGCGCACTCTTGAGCAACTGCACGATAGGATTACGAATTGTGAATCAGATTATAGACATTATGTAGCATGTGCAACAGAGGTTTACGAAAACTTGTTGGATTGTAAAAAACAATTATCATTATATAACGACAACGACAATGATAATGCTGCATTGATAGATATGCTTACAAACAACAGTGCGATTTCTGATGTGAAAATTGATGGAGGAGTCCTTGAGTTTGTAGTATGTAACCCGATTACTCAGTATGACGAGGATGCTTTTGCCGAAATATTAAAATCAGAAAATTCCACTATTAATAATATGCCAAGCGTAGGTAAGGATGTTTTATGTTGGATGGTTGATGGCAGAATTGATTTACTAACCGAATGTAGAATCTGTATAAATCTTGATAACAATTCTTTTGATGCTTATGAGACAAATCTATACGGTTATATGCCTCATCCTCATTTGGCTTTATTTAATTGTTTTGGGGGTTTTAGAATAGATATTGCAACTGCATTAGCAGAAGGCAATATCTGCTATGCAATACAGCTTATTCTTACTGCGTCACAAAATTTGAATTTTATGGATTCTACGGTGATGAGCGAATTGGGAACTCGGCTTAATGGGGCAGACTACTCGTGTATTATGGATAAGGAGTCTGGAGAAGTTATGACAGTAAACAAATGGAACGAAAGGAGAAAATAAAATGCAGCTTTTAAAGATACCGACAGGTATGGAAACACCTACAATATCTTTCACTCCATTAGCTTTTGCCAAAATGATGATGCTTGTTGAGGTAAATGACAAAGAGGTGGGGTGGCATGGTACAGTCGAAAGGCAGAACAACAATTTTGTTATTACTGATATCTTTGTATATCCTCAAGTAGTTACTCCAACAACCGTTGAGCCTTCTCAGGAAGAGTATAACGAATGGCAGACTGAGTTACCAGACGATATACATAACAGTCTTAGATTTCACGGGCATTCTCATGTAAATATGGGAACATCGGCGTCATCTGTTGATGCTAAATTTCAGGAAGACATCGTGAAAATGATTGATAATACTGATTTTTATATCTTTATGATTATAAATAAAAAAGGTGATTTTAATATATATCTTTATGATGGTGTGCTTAATTTAGCATATAAATCTACAAATAAGGACACTCAGCCTGAGATAACATTAAACACAAATAATATTCAATCGTTTGGAAAAATACTTTGTGTTTCGCCTGAAGTTTACGACACATTGATGTCTTTCAAGGAAGAATCAAAAGATATGGTTACAGAACCAAAACCAGTATCGTATTCGTATTATGAATATCCTTACAACTACGGTAATACTGGTGTAAAAAGCCAGAGTTCCGTTAAACTATCTATTGTAGAGATTCAAGATATGTTTGGTGTTTCTTATTTGGACGCCAAAGATGTACATGATGAGTTGAGTAGTCTTGTACATAAAGGAGTGATAACTAACGATAGGCAGTCATTGATTGAACAGGCAAGCTTGTATATAGATTAAGGAGGTCTTACGAAATGGATTTAAGTAAATTAGGAGATATTAACCCATATCAGAAGGAGTTGTCAACCACTATACATATAATTGGATGCGGAAGCGTAGGTAGTACGCAGGCAGAGCTTCTTGCAAGATATGGCTTTTGCAAGTTTAAATTATATGATTTTGATTTCGTTGAAAGTAAAAATCTTTGCAATCAGATGTTTTTTAATTCTGATTTAAACCACAACAAAGCAGAATCATTAAAAAACATCTTGCTTTCAGTTAATCCGGATATCGAAGTTCAGGTGTTTGGTAAAGGCTATATTGATCAGCGGCTTAACGGAATCGTAATTCTTTGTGCTGACAATATTGATTTGTGCAGAAATATTTGCAAGCAGAATAGACTTAATCCATACATAAAAGTAATGTTAAATTATCGTACTGCAAGATACGATGCACAGCACTATGCAGTAGAGTGGAGAGATAAACCAAGTGTGGATAATTTGATTAAAACAATGAACTTCACACATGAAGAAGCAAAAGCCGAAACTCCAGTGTCAGCATGCGGAGTAGAGATTGGTGAATCTATTGTTGTAAGAGATATTGTACTTAAAGGTACAACAAATCTGTTTAAATGGATTACCGAAAGAAAATTAAGCCCTTTGATTATATCTTCTCCATATAAATTTGACACGGTAGTAATGTAAAGGAGGGACAAGTATGTGCTACTATGTGTGTTTGCCAAAAACCGAATCGAAGCCTAACATTTGGAGTTGGCTTGAAGGAGATATACATTCTCCACAGTGGTTATGGGGTACTAAATCTGCGGCAGCCACAGTAACTCGCAGAGTTGATTTTATACCTGCGAGTGCAAAAGACAAATACAATGTCAATTTTATTGTTGGCACATTGGATGCCTTTAATAAAAAATGGAGTTATCTTGGACAAGAAATTGAAAAACATTATTCTCATTTCTATATTCCAAAAAAGAAATTAGATGAATATGGCAGAGTTAAATGGAGAGAAATCTGTGCTCCGGATGATGAATTATCTGAGGCATTGAAGGATTTAAAAGAGATTTTCGAGACTGCGGGTGTTTCATTACATCACACCAACGCATACGCTTATGTTCGACATAGAACAGCCTCGGATGCAGTTTCCAAGCATCAGTATAACCATAGTCGCTGGTGGATAACAACTGATTTTCAAAACTTTTTTGGTAATACTACCAAAGAATTTCTTATGTCTATGATGGCACAAATATTTCCATTTAGTGCAGTTATTGAACGAGATTTTGGGAAAGAGTGTTTAAGCAGGGCATTGGATTTATGTTTTCTTAATGGGGGCTTGCCACAAGGAACTCCAATCAGTCCAATGCTTACTAATATTATGATGATACCGTTTGACTACATAATGACAAAAAAATGCCGTGAAAAAGACTATATATATACTCGATATAGCGATGATATACAAGTTTCACACCGTAGAAAGTTTAATCCAGATGAAGTTCTTGGATTCATCCATGAGACACTGACTCAAATTCACGCTCCGTTTACAATTGAGAAAGAAAAAACAAAGTTTAAAAGTGGAAATCAGTTCGTATTAGGTGTTATGTATAATCAGAATTGCGACATTACAGTCGGTCATAAGAATAAAAAAGAGTTCAAAGCTACATTATTTAATTATATGTGCGATAGGCTAAACGGTAAAGTTTGGGAGTTGCCACAACTCCAACAAATGATGGGTAAATTTGCATATTACTCAATGATTGAAAAAGAGTATTTTGAAAATGTAATGAAGGAATATTCTCGTAAATTTAAACAGGATGTTATGAAATGTATCAAAGCAGACTTGCGTAGATGCTAATAACATCTGGTGGGATTTTATTAAATTCTTAATGAAAATTCATTGCAAGTTTTTCGGAAACCATTTTGCTTGCAAATATATTGAGCAGTCGCCAAGCGGTTAAGGCACTGGACTTTGACTCCAGTATCGTGGGTTCAATTCCCACCTGCTCAGCCAAACGGTATTGCGTAGCTCGATAACCTTGCGGTTTAAAATAAAAATCTACTGTTATTGTAGAAAGACTTTATACTGATCAGTTACTCAGTTTGGCGTTGAATGGAACGGCGGTGTCTCTTAACTGTTGTTCCGTCAGCCTTCAACCTACACAATACCGAATATGACACAGTAGTCCAACGGCAGAGACAGCAGACTTAAAATCTGTATAGTGAGAGTTCAAATCTCTTCTGTGTCACCATATGGACTGTTAGCTCAACAGGTTAGAGCGGCAAACTCATAATTTGCGGGTACAGGGTTCGACTCCCTGACAGTCCACCATTTACAAGTGAGTGCAATCGGCACAAACTCATTTTGTAACCTCCTTGACGCATGACGGATAAGCGTCACCATAACGGTACATGGTTGTTCATCGGTATGAACTGAGTCCGTCCAAATAAAAGAAAGGAAAGAGCCTAATGAAGAAGTTAAAAGCTGAACTACATAGAATGCGATTCTGGATAAGTGCAATATCAATTTCTGTTACGATTCCATTGTTTATAATTGCTCGATTAGGAGCAGTGAATGAACGAAAATCAGAAATGCTCGGTGGCGAATTATTGATTTTGTTCATTCCATTCATTGCAAATATGATATACATAAACATCAAAGATACAATAATTGAACATCGCAGAATGACAATGATTCTCAAAAGGAAGAAAGTCCCAAAACCCACAATTGTGGTTAAAAATATTAAGAGCATAAGGATGTGATTGATAATGTCCGTAATACTTGCAAACTATCCTGATTTTCCATATGTAGGAAGAGTAGGTAGAGTGTTTGCTATTCTTGGGGGTACTGGAGCGATTGGTGTCGAATTTTCGTGTCCTAATGAGTATCTTCATAACTGTACAGGGCGTGTTCGCAATGGTACTGGTTGGTGGTGTCATTTGTATGAGTTGAAACTTGTTTCTGAAGATGAATTATTAGATATATGGGATTATATTAAATAAAAGTGAGGTTTTATTGGAGTTTAACTGAGAAAAATCACGAATAAATTCAATATTTAAACAAGATAGTATAGAGGTGAGTTAAATGATTGATTGTAGTAAGACGGTTAATTTTATAAAAGAAAAATACAAGATGACTAATAACTGTCAAATCGGTTGTACTAAGTGTCCTCTTAGTCGAGACAATAATGGTGTTGATAATAAAATGACTTGTTACGATTTGGAGGAACGATACCCCGAAAAAGCCGTTGAAATCGTCCAAAAGTGGAGTGATGAGCATCCGCAGAAAACATATTTGAGTGAGCTTTTGAAAGCCTTTCCAAATGCTCAGCTCAATGATTCTGGAACGCCTAAAGGGATGTGCCCACATGAGTTAGGACTGAAAGATATAGATTGCGGAAAAACAGACAATGCGTGCGTCAAATGTTGGAATCAGCCTTTGCCAGAAAGAGAAGGAGATGAAGAAAATGATAGTAATGACACCTAATGAATATAGAATAAAGCATCCTCGTTGTGCTACCTGTAAATATTTTGTTCCTCAGTATACAAATGGTTATAGTGGTATTTGTGATGTTAAAGAGCGATTAACGAAAAGAACTAAAGGCAGATTTTGTAAAACATATAAGTTTATCAGTTTTAAGGAGGATTAAATAATGATTACATATAATACACAAGTAATGAAAATTATGCTTGATGAAGGTGCAAACCGTGTGTCGGGTGAAAAGCTCAAATTTAAGGAAAAAGAGGGTTAAAATTATGTTAGATGTTATCACAGCTAATGAAATTGTTAATGCTTTACTGGGTTATGCCAATAATCGCATTTAAAAACACAAATGCAACTGTATTAGGTTTTGTTTATGAGCGTACTGTTTATGAAGTTGGCAAATATAGTCGTAAAACCTCAAGACTGTTCACGAACATTTATAATGCCTATTTTTCCGACAATAATTATGATAGAGTTTATATGGAAAAACGGTTTTATTAAAAAAAGAGGTAGAAAAAAATTATGGAAATACTTTTTTAATGGAAGTTAAAGGGGACTAATAATGGCAAAATTTGCGATAACTTATGAAAACGAAACAATCAAATATGAGCTTACTTTTAGAGACAAAGTGTATGATTTTACAATGTACAAGTATGAAGATGATTGTGGTATACACGGTATGCACTCTGATAAACAATTATTTAGCTATCAGTTGGAAAACGATGGTGTTGATACCTCTGTGTTAGATTGGGATATAGATAATGTAGCTTTTACAACCGATGAAGTAGAAATCCTTGATACACTTAAAATGTTAGAAGCAATTGAGTAGGAGGTAAAAATGAAAATAGTTTATCACAATGACGCAGACGGTAAATGTGCAGGTTTCTGGGTTAAGGAACTTGCTTATGCCGAGGAATATATTGGTTACATAGAAATGGATTACGGCAGAGAGTTTCCGTTTGATAAGATTAAGAAAAATGAAGCAATATATATTGTTGATTACTCAATCGAGCCAAGTGAAATGGATAAGCTTCTTGAAATCACGCCGAATGTTACTTGGATTGACCACCATATTTCAGCAATCAAAAAATATGAAAACTACGATAAAGAAATTCGTGGTGTCAGATATGACGGAGTAGCAGGATGTATGCTCACATATTGTTATTTGAAGCACATGACGAATGGTGGTATTGGTGACATTAAACCATTCGAGGAAAGTATGACGAAGGATGCTCCAATGTTTACAAAACTGATAGCTGATTACGATGTATGGACTTTCAACTATGGACATTTAACTAAAGAATTTCACGCAGGATTTAAAGCACTACCGAACACAGAGCCAACCAGTCACCGGTGGCTGGAATTAAATGATCCTGTATATGGTTATGGTGCTACAAACGCTTTAATTAAGGAAGGTGTTTCAAGAATTCAGTATCGCAAAGAAACAATGACACATTATTGTGAAGCTGTCGGTTTTGAGGTCATGTTTAACGGTTACAAATGCTTTGCTGTCAATATGGGAATGATGAGTAGTGACGATTTTGTTATTAATAACATTGACGATTATGATATGCTGATTGGTTTTGTTTTCAATGGTCACGAATGGAGATATTCTCTGCGTTCAACGAAGGTTGATTGTTCAAAGGTCGCTATGTTGTATGGCGGTGGCGGTCATAAAGGTGCTGCTGGGTTTAATACCAAAGAATGTGTTTTAGAAAAGGGTGATTAAATATATGCATCAAGTGTTGGCGGTTTATCCGTTTATGGACAATGAAAGGATGTACTGCGATATCCCGTCAGATATTGAAAGCTGGGCGGTATCGTGCGATTACGGTACTGTAAATCCCGCATCATTCGGTTTGTGGGGCAGAAAAAACGGTGTGTGGTACAGGGTTGACGAATACTACTTCAACTCACGCACTCAGGGCTTTCAAAAGACCGACGAAGAGCATTATGACGGACTTGAAAAGCTGATTGAC